GACTGAGGAGAATACGCGCTTTCTTTTCAGCTTGAGCTTGAGCCCAATCGAGTGGCAAGTAGTCAGACCAGACCTGTGCTTGAGAACCAGGAAACAATTTAGCCAAAACACGATAATTGCCTGATCCACTCTCATCTGGCGTGAGTGCAATACGATCTCCACTATCAAGCTCCAACACGAATTTTCCATCCGGTTTCGCTTGCCAGGTCAGTTTGGCTAGCAGGTTCAATTCAACGTCTTTGTTACGCTGCTCTTTCAGCTTGCGCACAACCGAGCTCTCTGTTTTGTTGCCGATCTCTTCTTTTTCACGCTCAAGCGCTTCAAGTAAACTTTCTTCTGGGTTGAGCTTTTTTCCGAGTACCTTGCTTAAGCTCAATGGCTCTAAACGGTGCTTGAAACAGTTGTCAGTGATGTCCAGGATGATACAATCTTTTTTGTCGGGCGCTAATCTTAGCCCGCGACCAATCGCCTGGATAAACAGCGCTCTGGATTGTGTTGGCCGCGCCATGATAATGCAATCGCACAAAGGTTCATCCCAACCCTCTGAAAGCACATTGACGGTCGTCAGGACGCGGATAGAACCGTCTCTGAACGCTTTGTAGATATATTTACGCGCTTCAAGTGAAGTGTCACCTACGACGACAGCAGAGGGAATACCGGTCTCTTTGAATGCTGCTGTCAGATGTTCTGCATGCTCAACGGTGACTGCAAAACAGGCAGCTCTTCGACCTGAAGCGTACTGCTGATATTTCTGGACAATCAGCCTGTTCCTTGCAGGGGTATCAACAGCCGCTTCCAACTCGTCAACCTTGAAATCTCCGGCCTGTGTATGCAAATCGTCCAGGTTGATATCGGTCTGTATGGGGATTGCCCGCATGTCAGTAAGATAGGGCGGATTATGTGTTGCCAGATCGATGATACTGGCTTCGAACAATGGCGTTTTGCCGTCCAGCAGCGGCTTACCATCCAGACGATCCGGGGTAGCTGTGACCATCAACACAAACGCATCTGGAAGCGTTTCTAGCACGTCCTGATAGCTTTGAGCCATGCTATGATGTGCCTCATCGATGATCAGCAACAAGCCCTTTCCAGTGCCGTACAGGGCTCTTAGTTGCTTCAGATGGTTTGGCCGGGCAATCGTCATAATTCCCGCTACAGTGACCTCACCCCCATACTGATATTGCCCTGAGCCGACTTTGCCAATCACTGCATCGGGTTTGACCATGCGGTATTTGTCAGCAGCTTGATCCAGCAATTCGTCTCGATGCGCCACAACCATAGCGTTGGTATCATGTTTTTCAGCAAGCCGGTGGATCACCTGCGAGAAGATAACTGTTTTTCCGGCTGAACAGGGAAGTACAAGCAGTTCACTTCCAGCATTGTTTTGCTCGTACGATGCCAGAATACGCTCGATGCTGATTTGCTGATACTCCCTCAATACAAATTCCATTGCCTCTATCCCCCAATGTTATTCTTCAATCATTTGCTCCCGATAGGCTGCATATTCATCAAGCGCATCTTGCTTGACACGATACGGGCCTGTATTGCCATTGGTCCGAAATGCCTTGAGCTTCCCCTGTCTGATTTTTCGTATGACGGTCATGCGATGCACTTGCAGTATTCGCGCTACATCACCAACGGTGTAAATGATTTCTTGCGGAGGTTGCTCCATAATACCTGTTCCTCCTTGTTGCATAATTGCTCCTTTCCAACCAATAAGTACTCCTGTGATGTAGTATAGCATTGTCATGAAAAGTTGTCAAATCATTTGGTATGTTCTCAAAAGTATTGACAAGTTTTGAAAAAAGGTCTATACTGGGGACAGGTTATTGATACCAATTTGATTTGAAGAAAGGAAACAAACTAACACATGGCAACCATTTTGAATGAAGCCAGCAATTTGGCTGGTAACGGATTTGGAGAACGTACACGTACTGTGCGACTCGCTGAAAACTACCACAACGGCGTGTATGAACTCCTGGCACGTGTTTCTGACAGCCAGGTCGTTTTTAGCAAGCTTGACGACACTGAAGACTCCTACGATGAAGACGGCAATCCCATCCGGCATCCCAGCAAGAATTATTCGCTGAACGCAACTGAAGCTGATGCTTTCGTGGAAGCCTGGACAGCATATAAAGCCGATCGGGCAGCTGCGCTAGAAGCTGAAGAGCAGCGCAAAGCGGGGGTACTTGCGAAAGCCCAAGAGCTAGCTACTGAGCTCGGTCTGGAGATCACCGCAGACGAAAATGACATGTACGAGGACAATCAGCGCTTCACGCTCAGGCATACCACACACTATATCAATCGTTCCTACGCCTACAGCATCGATGGCCTACTTGAAATCGTCAAAGAATTCCAGACAGCACTGGAAGATGAACACAAAGCGATTGAAGAAGCGCGCGCTACTGCCAACAAGATCACGGAACTATGCGGCGATGTTGTTCACATCACCTCGAAAAAGCCTGCTGACGGGCGCTACAGCCTGAAGATTGACGGACAATTCAGCCATTGGAATATCGAGCAGGTACACGCTAGCGTCATCCTGGATCGCTTGCAAACCATCCTGCGCGACCTGGAGCGCGACGCAAAAGCGCAAACAGAAAGCGCTGTTTCATAACATACTTTTTCTGATTGGAGGTGATGCCGTCATAGGTTCGACGTTGGGCACGCGAACAATAGAATAGGGAAGATATTCTTACACGATAGACCAAAGCTCTTAGGCGAAATTTCTGCAATTGACACATTTCACGTCGGAATGCAGTCAAGAAAAGTGGAAATGTTCAATCACCTGGGAGCTTTTGCGCGTGTATGGTAGAATAGAAAGAAAGTTCAGAGTAGGGGAATATATGAAATTTAATTTTCAAGACACGCAAATACTCATGCATTCCAAATTTCTTACTGAGGATGGACGCCCGGTTTCTGTTCAAAGTGCCAGTAAAGCTGATTTCAAAGCATTTCTTCAACCGGCAATGGAAGATGTAAAAGAAGAGCAATTAGAACAGTCAAAACGTGCTGAGACTCTTTTTCAAGCCATTCAGCAAGGAACCATACGTTATACGCATATCCGAACGCTATCAGGATTTGAAGAAGATACACTACATAGAATCTAAAGGAAAAGTATGTCAACCGTTGACTGGCAATCCATCAGAGCGGAATGGGAACTCGGTATTTCAGAACGCACCCTTGCGACAAAATATAGTGTACCAAAAACAACGCTTCACGATCGCGCTAAAGCTGAAAAATGGATACGCATGTTACCGACCGGTTTCCGACCGGACCCCCCGACCACTAAAGCAGTGGTCGACACTCCAATGAGTACCGTCAATACAGCCAGGCTTTTACATGAAGTCATTCACAGGCTGGCACAAAACGACATTATCGACGAAAGAATGGTAAAACTGCTGGCTGATGCATTGTCCCAGGTCCACAAAATTCAAATGACCGCAGTGATTGATCCAGAAACATCACCGTATGACCTGCGTGATCTGCTCAGCTATTGTACCGAGGAAGAACGCGCTATTATCAAACCCATCTTTACCGCAGCTACAGCACGCAAACAAGAAGAGCAAGAGAAACTAAAACCAATGAGGAAAATAGGCTAACCGGCTCCTCATACACACAAAACACCTCTGGCGCATGGAGAACAAGCCAGAGGTGTTTTGCTTTGAAACATGGTGCATTCCGCTCGCAGTACGACAAACTGTAAACGTTGGAAGCTAATTGGCTTCCTGCTCAGAGTATAACATATCGACAACCGGATATGGTATACTGTGCTTGTTGGGAATTGCGTGAACGCTGTGTTCATTTGATACGACTCCTTAAGAAGACGCGCCACCTCGCAGGCGTCTCAAAACAATTCTGCGAGGTTTTTCTTTTTGCCTTGCAGGGGGATCAAGACGGTACACAATAGGAAAGTAGGATAGCTGTACAAAGCTTTGTACATGTGATAAAATAAGGATAGACAACAAACGGTTGTCTTTGTACAACTCTCTATCCGAAAGGAAGTCTATCCTTATGGACACTGTATCACTTGATGGTCTGCAAGCGCAAATTGACGATCTACAAAAGCGAGTTGAAGCACTGGAACAGAAGCGTGGCCCACGCGCAACCTTGCCACCGCTTTCACCTGATCAAAAACAAAAAGCCATTGCTCAAATATTGCCACTTCTGATAAAACTGGCAGATGCGGATGAATGGGTAACCACTCGCTATATCTCCCACAAAACAGCACTCCTCCGGCGATTAGGAACAAAACAAGTTCGCGCTTATCTGGATGAGCGACCAAACCTTTTCTTAAAACGAGGAGATGGAGCATCGGCTGAGTATCAGATAAAACTGTAGTTCGTTTCCTGGCAGGGGCTGATGAAACATTTCAGCCCTTTTTCTATGACAAAATTGTCCATAGTTTTATCCCTATGATGGATATTTTAGAAACTATCTTAAATCAGCCCTACAGGGGGATGCATGAGGATGCTTGTACATTTTGTACATTTTTATGGTCATATACCATTATGTACATAATAATAATAATTATGCATGATATGATGGACAAAACTATATAAACTCATCTATATTTTATGATAGTATGTACAAAAATGTACTGTACATTAGTCTCTAGTTTTGTACATCATTCTGAGCATAAAATAAACACAAAAGTACATATACCCTTTTGTACAGGGACAAAATGTACAGGCACCCCCTGCAAGGGCTTTATACCTTACCTGATATCGTATACATGTTTTGTCCATCTATGGGCATCATGGACAAGACCTTATTTTTATCCTGTTCCCGCTACTTCCCCGGGCGGCGTAGCTCAGTCGGTACGTCATAGAATGGTACTATCATGGCACGTCAACACCACAAGGGGCGGTGGCGAAATGGTAGACGCAGGAGATCTGAACAGAACCGAGTTCTATTTGCGGATTGTCAACTATCTTATTTAATCTCAGTATGGTACACTTCCTCTCAGAACCAAAGATGACAAGGTTGCAACCCAAGGATTTTCAAGATTTCTTCTAGAAGCCCAGCAGTATAAACTGGCTTGAGAAGAGAAGTAGGGCGGGAGGGAATCGAACCCTCACGGACTCACCGTCCCGGAGATTTTAAGTCTCAAGATCTCGTCAATTGGCTTGCCACCTTGTTCTGCAATGTTCTGCAATGGTATAGAAACGAGGTCAGTTTTTCATGCAGGTCAGCGAGGCTATTGAAGATTTCCGGTTTTCCATTTTGCACCTGGCGCCTGGTACTCAGCAGTGGTATTTGTGGCGCTTAGAAGCGTTTGCTTCCTGGTGTTCCTCGCAAGGGATAGAGCTTGAACAGCTTAAGCGAAAAATGCTGGCAACGTATCTGGACCAACTTCGGTCAACACCCAGCAAGACAACCGGGAAACCGCTCTCATCCCATACAGTTCACGGCCATGCCAGGGCAATTAGGGCATTCCTGAACTTCTGTGCTAAGGATGATGATCTGCAGCGCGAATTGTCCTCGTTGCCAACAAACAAAGTACCGATGCCTCGCCTGGAAAAGAAGCTGATCAAAACATTGACTCAGGAACAAATCCAGGCCATGTTTGCAGCATGTGACAAAGAATATCTTCCTCACCTGGTTGTGCGCGATCGCGCTATTTTGTCTTTACTCCTGGACACCGGTATTCGTGCTAGTGAACTCTGCAACCTCACGCTTGATTGTGTCTTTCTGAAGCATGACTCTCATATTCGGGTCCATGGGAAAGGCGACAAATGGCGCGAAGTCAGCCTGGGTATAGAATCGAGCAAGGCATTGCACCGCTATATTTCCCGGTATCGTCCTGCGTCCACAGAAGAAAAGCACGTGTTCATCGGTCGGTTTCACGAACCGATGCGGTTCGATGGATTAAAGCAGCTGTTGTACCGGCTCAGGGATTTTGCCGGATTAGATCACAATGTGCGCGTCAATGCGCATGTGTGGCGGCATACATTCGCGATGAACTACTTGAGACAGGGCGGTGATATTTACGCTTTAAGCAGGTTGATGGGGCATGAAAGTATTCATGTAACTCAGATGTATGCACAAGCACTCAAATCTGAGCAGGCACGCAAGATTAGCGGGAGTGTCTTAGATCGGATGTTTTGATATGCCCCCTGCAAGGGTCTGTAAACCATAGGTTTGAAAGGAGGTGAAACAGTGAACCAGGAAGATAGGGAAAAGAAAGAGGACAAAGACGAAAAACAAGAGGAAAACGAGAGCGACAAACACCCAGGTGAGTACTATTGTGGTATTTGTGGTCGCATGATGCCTATCTCGCATTTTCCGCATTGATTAGTTTGTAGCGCGTCATCGTTGGAAAGAGGGCAACGCTCGTCAAAGCCTGCCCTCCAGTCCCTGGTAGTTAGTCAGAGACATAGGGATTATCCCATGTCGCTTGAAAGGGCGCAATATGCCATGGTGTTTCTTATCGTCTTCTTGTGCATGCTGATCTTTATTGCTATCGTGTCTATCTGGTATGATGTGCGTCTGTATCGTGCGCGAAGAATGTTACGCAAGCGAGAACTGGAAGAAGCGCGCCAGTATTCCCTGGTCATTCGTGCTAAAGTGGAAGAGGATCGGCACTATGAGCTTGAGTTGCAGAAATTAGATCTCCAGCAACAAAAGATTGCTTTAGACCAGGATCGCTTTCGATTGGAAAGTTTCTTGTCGCTTACCCGAGTCGATACATCGCAATATGGAACGTATCTGGTGAACCAGGAACAAGTTCACCTAACCCAACTTGCGCCCATTCATAAGCCGTTTTCTGTAAAAGAGGAGCCTGCGCAAATAGCAGGGCTGGTTATTCAGCGTCCATCTCAAGACTTGCTGCTTTCCAGTTTAGAGCAAAACAAGTTTCTCGTTTCGCCGGGCGTGCAGTCTTCTACTGGTGAACCGGTGATAGTTGATCTGCTCAAAGTGCCACATCTCAAAATTATCGGCTCATCCGGTTTTGGTAAATCGTGTCTAGCTGCGGCTATCTTAGACCAGGCCACAACGACAAATGATCCTAAACACATGCAACTTGCTTTGCTGGATCTGGAGCATAAAACCTCGCGATTGTTTGAAGATCGCCCGCATGTTGCTGAACTTCAAGATGGTCGTCGCCGCGTTACCATGGTTGCTACGAATGCCGATGAGGTTGCAACGCATCTGAATATTCTCAAGAAAGAATTAGACCGGCGCGCTGCACAGAGCGAACGTGAACTCTACAAAAATCCGGTTTTGTTGATGTACGTGGAAGAGATGTTGAGTTTGCAATATGAAATCATCGATCCGAAACTGCTAGCAAAAATGTTTGCATCACTGAATATTCTCGCGGTGCGTGGTCGCAAATACGGCATGTTTTTGTTGGCTTGTATGCAGACAGACTACTCAACCGATGAACTGAAAGTCTCACAAAAACAATTTCGGTATAGAGCAGCTGCCGCGATCGATGTGCCCGCAGCTCGGGCCGCAGGGTTTATGAATACTGACCTGATCAAAGAAAATTTTCAGAATGGCAAGCCAGGTCAGTTTGTGGTTGAATATCCATCCTTTTCGAATATTGTGTTGGCTCCTCAGTACGACGTGCGGTCTCTCCTGAACGAAAAAGAGGGCATGGACGAGGGCTTTTCTGGCGATTTTGGGACCGCTGCAGGTGAGATCACAAGCCACGTGCAACTGGTGGACAGCCAGTCAACAACCATTGTGCAAACTTCTGAGGATGATGCTGCAAAAGCCTGGGAAGCCAAAGCAGCGCAAGTATGTGAACTGCTTGCGCAAAATTGGGGAAAAATCAAGATTATTGAGCATGTTTGGCGACCAGTGAAAGCTGGAAGTAACAAACCCTATCGACAGGCAGAAAAAGAGTACGATCGCATTGTTGAACAATTGACAGCAGAGAAAAGTGAGAAGTAGATGCACATCTTTCGCGAGGAGCTAAAGACCACCAAAGCATCACGTAAGAAACTGACCCAGCGGCTGCGCGCGATGCGTCTGTTCATTTTCTGGCATTACATTCTGCTTGCGCTTTCAGGTGTGAATGCTGCTTTTGTGCTGTTTGTTGCGTTGAATGTGGTGAATGTGCCTTATCGCGAGGTGATGTTTGTATTCTCGTGCGCTTCTTTCGGATTGTCGGCTTATCTGTTGTTTTCAGGATTATCAACAAAGTGAGGTGTGTATGCAACAAAAACTCTCTCCATCGCAGAAGCTTGCAAAATGGACCAGTGAAGCGGAATCGATCTTTAATCATATGCTCGGGTATGTGATTGCAACAACGGCTCTGGTTGCGTTTGCTGATGTCCTGGGCAATGGGAAGATTACTGACTATCTTCCCTGGCTGTTCTGGATATGGGTGACTGCACAAGGGTTATGTGTCGAATTCCAGGTGTTCATTCTGGTGAAGCGTTTACCTGAACTGTTCAGAGTGAACAGGGGCATGTTCGGAGTGAACATCGGGTTTATTGTATGCCTATGCGCCATGTCTATTGTCATTGGCGCGGTATTCGTTGAGCATGATAATACTGGAGGATCTATCGATTCAGCTATGTCCACATTGGGCATAAATCATATTGTGTTTGTGTATGCTCGGGCAGCGTTGGCTATTTTTTTGATTGTGCTGATTGCTGTGGATCGTGCGCTAGATCAAGCAGTGAACAGTAGCGAACAGAGCAAACAGGCAGTGAACACATCGAATACTGACGAGGTTGTAGCGCGTTTAGAGGCGCGATTTGATCAGATGGAAGTGTATCACCAGCAACAATTAGCGTTGGTGTATGAGCAATTCACACGTATCAGGATTGGCTTAGAGCAGCCTGTAGAGGTACAAGAGCAACAACAGTTGCCCGTGTCCATAGAAGAGATACCGGATATGTCGTTGACAGCAAAACAGCGTATAGTGGAAGTGCTGAAAGCGAATCCGGCTGCGTCCATTTCAGAGATTGAAGAAAAGGCGAAAGTTTCACGCGGCTATGCTAGTGAACTGCGTCGAACATTGAGTGTTCAGAGTGAACAGTAAGTGAATGCTTACTGTTCGGAAAGGATGAACAGAATGGGTTTAGAACATGAATTGTTAGAGTTGAATACAGCGTATCAGAACAGCCGTGAAGATGTGCTGATGTTGCAAGATCGTATTCAGCAGTTGGAGCAACTGGTAAGTGATGCGCAATGGCATATGGAACTCTATCATGCCGTGATAGAGAATTCTGCCGGTCTGTCTTATGAGGTAAGAGCGCCACGTTTACCACAAATAGAGGCATGGCAGCAACGCGCCAAAGAACTGTTGGGCAGCGAATAATCCTACAAATAAAGAGAGCCAGGTGTGCTTTGCCCGGCTCTCTAGACGCATAACCTTACCCTCCACTACATCAGACAATGGATAGAGTAAACATCTTGGTACGATGAGTCCAGTATAACACAATCTCGCAGCGACACACCCCTGCACGGCTTTTCTTTTTGCTTAGGCTATGCTATACTCAGTTTATGAATAATTAATCATTGATTATTCATAACTTGAGCAAAGGAAACACACTTGCTCACCCTGATAAAGCAATCACAGCAACCGCCAGAACTGACCTATGATGAATTACTTGAAGCAGAAGAATACAGACGCAGCTTCAAACGATTTGCTATTGCTGCATGGCATGTGATTGAACCGTCTAAACCCTTGCTGTGGAATTGGCACTTAGACGCGATCGTAGAACATCTCCAGGCGTTATATTTCCGCGAAATCACGCGGCTCCTCGTAAACATTCAACCAGGCACAGCAAAATCCACCTTCTTCAGCATCATGTTCCCTGCCTGGTGTTTCACCAATGACGCCGCTATGCGCTGGTTGTGTGCGTCTCATTCGCTTGATCTTGCAATCAGAGACAATAAAAATTGCCGTGATCTGATACAAAGTGAATGGTATCAGCAACGCTATGGTCATTTGTTCTCGTTGAAAGGTGATCAGAACGTCAAGAGCTATTTTGAGACGAGTCAGCGCGGCTATCGTATGGCTGTAGCTGTGCGAGGCTCAGGAACCGGGAAAAGATGTGATGCCAGCATTATCGATGATCCAAATAATGCGATGTCTGGATTGGCTGATCAACAGGCAACGATTGATTGGTTCGAAAAAACCTGGATACCGCGCCATAACGATCAGGAAAAAAGTCCAATGGCGGTTGTTGGCCAGCGTTTAGGGCAAAATGATCTCTCACAACATATTTTAGAGCTTGGTGGTTGGGAACATTTGAATTTGCCAACAGAGTTTGAGCCTGGAAGACGATGTTATACAAGCGTGATAGGAGATGTGTGGAAAGGCTATGATCCGCGAGAAGAAGAAGGCGAATTGCTGTGGGAGGACAAATTTTCGCGTGAAAGTGTGGAAAAGACAAAAGCTAATATGGGAACGCTGGAATATCACGCGCAATATCAGCAATCTCCGGTTCCTCCAGGCGGTTACGTCTTCGAAAAACAGTATGAGCGTCTTTTCAGCATCGATCAGGAAGCCAATGTGTACTTGCTGGAGACTCCAGACGGCATCAAACCAGTGGTCATAAGCGGATGTAAGATCTATATTACCTCGGATGTAGCTGCTAAGGCCAAAGAAAAACATGATTTCACCGTCTTTTGTGTATGGGCAATCACGCCGCGCAAAGAAATCTTGTTGCTCTATGTCATCAGGGCTCATTTGACGATCACAAAACAGCCGGACGAGGGGTACAAGACCTATCAGGCCTATTTAGATGATCGTTTTCAGTCATTTTGGTTTGAAGATGTGGCCTATCAGGGCGCATTTGGTCAGTATTTGATGGAAAAAGGTGTGCCATGCGAGCCTTTTTATCCAAAGGGTGACAAAGTGGTTCGAGCGGGGGGCGCGGCCATTCAGATGAAGCTTGGCAATGTCTATTTTCTGAAAAATGCGAGTTGGCTGGAGACGTGGCGCAAGGAAATCTATCTGTTTCCGCAAGACGCGCATGATGATCAGTGTATTTTACCTGATGCGCTATTGCCTTATATCCCCCATGATGATATAATAAGCTCATACGTTAGTCGTCATGTAGGAGATAAAGCAATGCTTATAGGTGAAGCTCAGAACCTTAAAGAAGGCGATCTGGTTGTTACCCATACGGGAAAATGGCAGAAGATTGTACATGTGATTTCACGCTCATATCAGGGTGAGATGGTTGTTATTAAACCGCAAGGTGGCTTTGAATTATCACTTACTCCTGAACATCCTGTATTTTGTGTGAAGCGTACCGGAAAAGGGCAATTCTGGAAACCTCGTGCTGTAGGTGAGCCGCAATGGATACCAGCCAGTGAAGTTGTTCCTGGTGACTCGGTGCTTGAAGCGATAGATCAAACAATAACGCCTGTTGAACAGCTTGATCTATCAGAATGGCTTTTAGCTGAACGTAGTGAAGCTCAAGGTAAACGAAGTCATGCAGGGTTATATCTTTCTCGTTTGATTGTTGAGCCTGATGTTATTCGTTTTAACAATCCTCGTTCTCATCCAATTAAGCGATTTGTGCAGGTAGACGGTGATTTGTGTCGTTTGATGGGCTATTATGTAGCTGAGGGCTCACGAGGCAAGCATAATGTTCAGTGGTCATTTAATGTTAATGAGACTGAATATCATGTTGATGTAACGAATCTGCTTCAATCTAAATTTGGTATCGCTCCATCAATTCAGAAAGCACATAATTCTCTTACTCTCGCTGTTTCTTCATGGGTGTTACACGATTTCTTTGCTCAATTTGGACGTGGCGCAAAAAATAAGATCGTTCCTCAATGGATTATGCATCTTCCACATAATTTACAGGTAGAATTTCTTAAAGGCGCATGGCGCGGAGATGGATGTGTTGCTACTGATGGAAGCGGATTAATTTATTGTTCTTCGTCTCGTGAATTAGTTGTTGCTTTAAGAATGATACTTTATCGGCTTGGCATTGTTGCAAGCATGGGTATATCACGTCCTAACGGTACTGTTGGGCATAGTATTCGTGGGAGAGCAATAAAATTATCATCTCCGCTTTACATGTTGAAAGCCGGTGGCGAATATGCGCCTGTTCTTGCTTCTTTGCTGGATATGCCGATTAACCGTGAACACATTCAAAATGGACGTGTTGGCGATCGGATTGTAGATGGGTATGTCCATCGGAGAGTACGCAAGGTTGAATTTGTTGATTATGAGGGGCCTGTTTATAACTTTGAAGTTGAGGAAGATCATTCGTATCAAACGGAGTCTTTCATCGTCCACAATTGCGACAATCTCAGTATGATTGTGATTATTGTCAAGATGGCCAAAGATGTAGAGCCAATGGACCAGGAAACAGCGAACGCTATTAGAAATTATGCAGGATATTGAGTATGAAAGAACAAATAGAAGAGTTTTTAGCTAATTTGCTGAGTGCTGGGTTTCGACGTGATCAGGTCAGTGAAAAGGGCTATGAATTCGCGATCGCTCTGCAAAGCGCGCAACAACTTGAGGGCACACCTGTTTCACCAGCTATGATGTCACGAGCTGCTGAACTGGTCAAGGATGCGTTTCCAGGAGCGTATCGAATTGTAGAATTACGCAATAGGATGCATTGAGGCATAGCGAGATGGGAATTTTTAGCTCTATGATGAACACCATTGTGAACGGGTATACAGCCGCTCGGAGATACTTTGAAGATCCGAGTATGGCGCATCAAGAGGGGCTGTATCTCAATCAGTACGGCATGTATAGCTTGCTGTGGGCGTACTATAATGGCGCGATGTTTGAGCGTATCTCATCGATTTTCAATGGCAACTATAATACTACCTGGCAAGTTGCAGCTAATGGTTGGGCTGCCTACAAGATGAATTACAACCTCTACAGAAACATCAGGCTTATCTACAATCCCACGAGGCGTTTAGTGGATTTTTATGCTGGCCAGGTGTATCCAGGTGTTTTGTCTGAAGACGGAGAGCAATTGCCCGATGGACAGCAATTAGCGATCCCATTTGCGAAAGACACATCCCCTGTTCTGAAGAACGCCGTTGCTCAGTTCTGGCAGTGGTCGAACTGGCAATCCAGGAAGTGTCTTCATGTGCGCTATGGCGCGGCGCTTGGAAGTGTTCTCATCGAAATTTGCGACGATGTAGAGAATGGCACGGTGAGCGCAGATGTCATCTGGCCGGGATTTGTGACCAATCTCAAGCTGGACAATTCCGGTAATGTCACGAATTATGCATTGCAGTACGTGGCAGCAGGTGATACCTCCGCGTATGTCTATCGCAAAGAAGTAGACATCGACGCATTTCGCTACTTCCGAGATGGCCAGCCTTACGATTACGGCTCTGGTACAGTGGTTGAGAACCCGTACGGTTTTGTGCCCGCGGTGTGGATGAAGCACACTGATATGGGTGGTATTCATGGTTCCCCGGCTGTTGCTGGTTCTATCGGCAAGATCGACGAACTGAACAATCTAGTATCACACTTGCATGATCAAATTCATAAAGTCATTGGTGCGCCGGTTGTATTGTGGTCGCAAGGCGCGGTCGCTAAACAGCTCTTTGATCAGACCAAACGAGAACCGACTTCCCAGCAGACAAATCCATCAGCAGATCAGGAAAGTGCCTTAATACTGAAGGGACCGGCTGGTGGGCATGTAGAGAGCCTTGTGGGCAATCTGGATATTGTTGGTTCTTCGCAGATTGCACAAAACTTACTGAGTGAGATTGAACAAGATCATCCTGAATTGACCTTCTGGAAAGAATTGCGCGCCATGTCGCAAGTCACTGGCCCAGCTGCGTCACGATTGGTTGGAGATGTGAATAGCCGGTTCGCTGAAGCGGCCGCAGGCTACGACCAGGCAAACATCAAATTATTCCAGATGTCGGTAGCGATCGCGGGCTTTCGTGCCAACAGTGGCGCATGGGGACCACTCAATCGGCAACAATCAAAGTTCACGCCGTTCAATCTGGATAGTTACAAGCGCGGCGATCTGGACATGGTGATTATGCCGCGTCCGTTGTTGGTTCCAACCAGGTCAGAGATAGCTGAGGAGAATAGATTTTTCTGGCAAGGTGTGGAATATGCGGCGCAGGCTGGCATACCAGCTGAATTTGTGTTGCGTGAATCCGGCTACTCGGATGACAAAATCACGCAAATTAACACGCTGAAAAATCAGGAACTGCAAGCCAAACAAATGGCTGCCCAGGCGGATGTTATTCCCACGGTTTCACAGTGAGGGAAATAATGAAATATTGGTATGACACTGAATTTATAGAAGACGGTACAACCATAGATTTGATCAGTATTGGCATTGTTGCCGAGGATGGGCGAGAGCTATATTTACAATCCATAGATGTTGATGGCAGCAAGGCAAGTGATTGGGTCATAGAAAACGTGTTGTCCAATTTAAAACTTTGTCCAACAGATACGCCATTCATGAAACATGTCACCGATGGGAATTGTGGGCCTGAATGCCCCTGGGGTTCACGTGAGCAAATCAGAGATAAAATACTTTCATTTATGGATCCTCTGCTTTATGGCAAACCTGAATTGTGGGGCTACTACTCAGCATATGACCATGTGGCTTTTTGCCAGCTTTTTGGCACAATGATGGATTTACCCAAGAGCTATCCAATGTATACCAGAGACATCAAACAATGGTGTGATGCACTTGGAGATCCAAGACTTCCTGAACAGGGGAAAGATGAGCATAACGCACTCAGTGATGCCAGATGGAATAAGTTCGCATACGATTTTTTAGTAGGCTATTCTCTTCCAATACGAATAAGAGAGAGGTGATACATGTTCGCAAAAGAAGACATACAAAAGGCGGAGGAAGCAGAACGGCGCTTCCATGCAGCGTTGAAGAACACATTCTTCCCAACAATTGGTAGTGTCATTTCGCTGAGCAGTGAAACCAGTAAAGCGATGAGAGTGGAGAATAGACAAAGACAGATAGAGGCGTTCCGTAAGCGAACAAAGCGAGGAACGAGAGCGTATAAATTTAGCAGAAAAGCATAAGAGGTGATATATGGCAAACCAACCCGAGCACACCCCGAAAGGCCAGATTTCGTACAATACCGGCGCGAAACCTCCAACGCGTGTAGGTGCTTCATCCAAAGTTAAATCGCAGAATATGAAGCGCATCAAACACAATCAGCGCTTGCAAACGCACAACGATGGGGTGAAAGGTGCGACACAGGGATGAAAACACTCAAATGGAATGGTGAAAAGTGGTATTACGATGAAAGAAGCCTTTGGAAGCGTTGCCGACAGTGGCTTATTTGGATTGGAGGCTGGGAAAAGCCAAACGGAACCGGATGGAAGTTCCTTATCGATTATGGCAACAAGAAAAGTTTGATGTCACCGGCTCCTCTCTCGCTTTTTGGGCATCTTTTCACGTGGTTTGGTTGGGGTTGGCAACTCAAGTTGAAGCCTTGGCATCGCTATTTTGTTTGGTCAAAAACATCGGGGTGCTATGTCTCATCTGATGGTACTCCGCCGCGTCCTGGTAAAAGCGGTAAGGGCTTTTTCATCTATCAGAAGAAACATAAATCAGCTTTGTTGAAGCGGTTGAGGCGAGAAAATAACGTATGAAAAAAGTGCTCTTGCTTGCCTATATGCTGTTATTTGCAGGAGCATTATTTTATCTTTTGTTCGTGGCGAATACCGCGTTTATGCCGTGAGGAGCTTTGTATGCTGAAAACAGTTATTCAGTGTATTGGATGTTTGCTCAGGGGTAAGCACAATTATATCTATGTGGGGCGCAACTATAACGGGCTTACAGATACGGGAGCTAAAGAATTCTCACTGAGATATATTTGCTCTTATTGCCAGCACTTTACCAGTATAAGCGAATATGAGGAGTTTTGAATTGATTTGGTTGCATGTAGCAATTGAATGGTTTATTGGCATCACTACCCCTGCTCTGGTATTAATCGGGCTATTTGTTGTGCGCACGTGGTCGGAGCCAATGTATGTTGTGTCTATTGTGAAGCCAGTTGTATCTATTTCTGAAGTGGAAACAGTGCGAATGCGGAGCGTAAAATGATTAGTGCTGAAGCAAAATTATCTATTCGTCGCATACCGCTTGAATGCTTGCATGTGGGAGATTTTGACCCGCGCTATACTTCGATGATATTGAAGTATGTGGAGCAACTTCGTGAATATCCAGGGCAAGATGCAGGCTATATTCGTGTCAGACCATCGAAAATTTATCCTGGTACGTTTTTCATCGAAGATGGTCATCACCGGTTCGTCGCGTATATTATTGCTGGCAGAAAAGATATGCTGTGTATTGTGATAGAGGAACCTGGACAGCGCAATCAAGAGGACTATGTTCGCGAATTGGAGCATACGCTGAATTCTTGTATCGATTTCATGAGCCATGCAGTCGTTGTAGGCAGTGAAAACAAGGAAGCGTATGCATTGGCTCTCTGTAGAAAAGGATTGAAGCTCTTGAGAGGCGAAGAAGAATGTTAGAAGGCTATATTGTTGGCGCATTGACAGCGCTGGTGAGCGTGTCAGTTGGCTATTTGTTTGGAAAGCCGTGGTTGGACCGCTGGCAAAGCAAAAAGCTACAGAAGCCAAAGCAGGGAGGGACACCGTGAAGCATCCAAAGAAGCGTAAACCGCTCGGCAAACCGATAGTATGGGATGAAAGCGACCTTGAGCATATGAGCCGGGTCACAGCAACCGACAAGAAAGCATCTGTGGCGCTGTGGCACAATGAAGCTCCGGCAAAACTGAAAAACTTGTTATTGGCGGCAGTAGAGGAGAGACAACAGTGATGCTTACTAGTGCTGATTATGGCTATTGGCCTATTGAAGTACGCGAATGGATGGAGAGTGTCGGTTGGCCTGAAGTTGATTTTATACAGTTTGAGCGTGAAATCTTGCCAGACGGCTTTGAAATTGATGCTCGTACAGACAGGAAATGGGCAAGATGGAAACCAGGGCCGCATGTCACCGTAACGGCTCGACGTGGTGAAGAGTGGAAGCAACAGCGGTGGAAAATTGAGGGTGCTACTTGGTATAAAGTAAAGGGTATTTTTGATGCCTAACGGTTTCCAGTATGTCTATGATCCGCGATCCAGGCGCTACAGAAACATTTCAAATGGGCAATATGTCACGTCGAAAGAGTTGCGTGGCGCGGTAGACACGATCATCGACGGAGAAACCGTCAAGATCAGGGATATTTCTCAGCGTTTGATTGATGGAGAAATCACGTTGGCAGACTGGCAAGGTCAGGTAGCATCGATGCTCAAAACGTTGCATGTAACGATGGGAGTAGCGGCTGTAGGCGGCTTTGATAGCGCATCACAAGCTGATTTTGGCTACATGGGAAGTCTGATTAAAAAGCAATACCACTATCTGGCAAAATTCGCACAGGATATTGCGAGTGGAAAACAGGCGCTTGATGGAACGCTACTCAGCCGATCGGCTTTATATACGCAAGCAAGCAGGAGCATATTTGAAGATGTAGTAGGCAAAACAGCAGAGGCCGGCGGCGCGACACAAGAAAAATCTGAGCTTGGGGTCGCGGACCATTGCCCGGAGTGCGTAGATGAAGCGTCAAAGGGTTGGAGTCCAATAGGAACGCTCATTCCGATTGGTGAGCGCTTGTGCAAGGCGAATTGTAGATGTCAGATGATTTATAAGTGAAAGGGAAGTAGCGATGTCAGATTTAAAAGAGGTAGTTTTTCAAGGACTTGGTGAAGCTTCGATGTGTTGGAGCGAGATACCCAAGGGTATATTTGACAGCGTGAATGCAAAACGCATCGGCAATGAGGTCATGCAAGCGATAAACGAGCATGAAAAGCAACTGTATGAAGATGTAAAAGCCTTGCATAGCGCTCTCAATGAATTCTTACCGCTCTTTATCCTGGGAAATGGTACAGACTATGCCGGTATAGATGAGGCGATAGAAGCGCTTCAAAGGCATCCTGAATTACCAATAACGGTAGCGCTGGCAGAGATGAAGCGCAAATAATTTTTTGTCTTCTACTCAGTTAATGAGTACTCAGTCATTGACAAACACATGAAAGGTGAACTATACTATGCCTAATGATCCAAATAATCCCGATCCGCAAGGTCAGACACCGAACGGAACGGATCCCCAGGGCCAGACGCCCAACACTACGTCCAGCGGTCAGACGCCGAACGGACAGAGAACTTCTATTGATACCTTGCCGCCTGATATTCAGGACTACATTCGTACACTTCGAGCCGACGCAAAGAAGTTACGTGATGCGGCTGAAGCAGAGGCACAAGCCAAACAAGCGGCTGAAGCTGCAAGGCTTGCGGAACAAGGCCAGTACAAGGAGCTTGCCGACAAACATGCTGCACGCATTCTTGAGCTTGAACCGGTCTCTGCAAGTTACACAAAGCTTGCTGAACAAATCCAGGTGCAAATCGAAGCGGAGATTAAGGATTGGCCTGCTGAAGTCAAAGCGCTTGTTCCCGGCTCAGATGTTCCGGCAGAACAGCGTTTAGAGCAGATGACCCGGCTCCGCCCCCTGCTTGAGAAACTTCAAGTTCAGGCAAAAGGGCAAAATCCTGGCAACCGGCCTAATCCGCAACCTGCGAATCAGCAGACAACGAAACAGCAACAGATGGAAGCGAACCGAGCATCTTTTGTACAGAAGCGCTCGTATGGCTTCTAAGCACAACTGAATTCAGTGATCTTTTAGTATCTCGTGCCTAGCTAATAGATGTGTGTGTAGTCTGGAGGGGTGACGCCCTCCCATCCGAACAGCCTAGTCGTTAAATGCACGGACGAACCCATTTGTTAGTTAGGCAGGGGATGATTGGAGGAATATCGTGGCAGAAATTGCCAAATCGGGCACCCCTTCCGTAACGACCATTGGGCTTGACCCGGGTTCACAAAAACTTCCTACACTTCTCACCGGGGAAGCGATAGCAGCCGGTGATGCTTGTTATGTAAAAAATGATGGTCTCATTTGGCGCTCAAACGGCGCGGCTGTGGCCGCGGCTGCCCAGGTACGCGGTTTTGCCCCCTACAAAGCCAATAGCGGTGAGACCCTCACGCTCGTCCACGCCTGTGTTTTTCAGTATGGCGCAGCGCTCACCCCGGGGGCTGATTACTTTCTTTCTGGCACGGTGCCAGGCGGGCTTGCTGACGCTGCCTCAACCGGTGGTACCGGTAAAATTGGTTACGCGGTAGATGCCACGCGCATTTTCGTTAAAGCCAGCGGCTATTAAATCAGGCAAGGGAGAATAGAAAACTATGCCATACGGCACATTAACAACCAATGATACCCTTGCCACGCTACGAGCCGCCACAGGCGTCGTAGCGGAAATAGGCGAGGATGTTGCGTTTGAATCAATCGACATGGCGTTGCAGGTCCACAGTCAGCTTTTGCAGGAAGCCATGGTTGATTTTGTTGAGCCGACCACTGACCGACTCCGGCGCTACGGCGGGCCTGATCAGATGCAGATGGAAGAGCTGGACGAGATTGGTTCAGCCAGCGCGCAGAAGATCGGACCAGGCGCGACACTTGGTTTTCCGATGAAGTTCTACGGTGGCGGACTCCAATGGTCGCGTTTGTACTTCCTGAATGCAACTGGGCCAGAACTGGCCGCGCAAGTGGAAGCGATGATGGACGCGGATGTGAAGAACGTTCACAAGCAGTTGAAAGCCGCTCTGCTCATTCCAACCAATTATACCTTTGAGGACCGGCGCGTCGATCATGTACAACTTCCGATCAAGGCGCTGATCAATGCTGATAGTGCAGCGATCCCCATTGCGCCGGACGGCGCAACCTTTAACGGCGCCACGCACAACCACTATCTCGGTGCAACAGCCGCCTGGTCGGGTGCGACTGCTGTCCAGATGGCGGCTGATTTGACCGCGCTGATCAACACGGTCGTTGAGCATTTTCTGACTGGTAGGGTGCTTGTGCTGATCAATCAAGCACAGGAAGTGAATGTGAGAAGTCTCACTAACTTCTTCCCCTACTACGATATGCGCTTGACACCTGCGATCACCGCAACACAGGCCACATCTGCAAACCTGGACGTCACCAATCTGACCAACCGCGCTATTGGTGTGTTTGGTCCTGCTGAGATTTGGGTGAAGCCGTGGATACCGGCAAACTATGCAGTTGCCATGCAAGTTGACGTTCCACAAAAGGTACTTTGCAAGCGAACCAGGAATGTGGGCTCGGGCAACCTGGAATTGCAGTTCGACATGGAAGAGTATCCATTGCGTGCGCGTACGTATGGGCGCGAATTTGGCTTTGGAGTATGGAATCGTGTAGCAGCGGCTGCTTTGAGCACGGCCAATATTACCACCTATGCTGCGCCTGCGTTAAGCGCGCTGTAGTCAGTAGAACTGAAAGAGATGTGTGTATGGTGACTTCTTACCAGCCGCCATACACAGATTTTGAAAGGATAGATATGCAAGTACATGCACGATTTAAGCTCTATGAAGATGCACGAGCACAGGCATATTCAGCTGGTGGCTATGTCCCCGCGGCACGCGTGAAACTCTCAGCAGTGCAGGGGGAACCCTTCGGCACGGCAATGCCGCAAGGGACCATTGACATGCTGATTGCCAATCCTGAAGCTGTTCAGGTGTTTCGTGATGCGCCCATGGGAGCGGAATTCGATGTCGTCTTTTTGCTTGTAGAGCCTGTAAAGGAGTAATGTCATGGCAGACGATCAGACTACCACTGCGCAACCGGTACAACCGGCATTTGTTGATGCACAAACGCCACAACGCGCTAATCAGCAGGCGATCATAGACGTTGCGGCATTGGTGGAGAGTAGGCAGGCCGATGAGTCGAAGTTTCCGGGTGGGCGCTTCCTCGTTAATGGCGTCTATGTCGATGCTGACGGCAATAAGCACAAGGACCAGAAAAGCGAGTAGCTTATGGATCGTCCGACCGCACTTGCAACTCTCACTGAGGAATATGCAGAACTGGCAACCGATAGTGGTCTCTCCGGAGGATCTATCACCAGTGCGTACAATTTCGCTATTGATATGAGCTTGCGTCAACTTGGTTATCAGGAAACCGACCTGGCAACAACCAATGTGCCACAAACGCAAATCATCGGCTATCTGGCCTTGCTCAACTACTACGCATTGAAGCGGTTTGCTCGAATCCTGGCTCTCAGAGTGAACGTAGGCGTAGCTGGCCAGCTTTCCGCTTCTCGTTCACAAGCGGCTATCCAGGTGAAGGCATTGCTTGACGATGCGGAGAAAGAAGTGGTAGCACTCGGGTTTGCCGTTGGTGAGAATGCGGTTGCGTTTAGCCTTGGACGTATGGGCTTAGACTTCTTAGAGCCGAACTGGGGTGAATTCTGATGAGCTTTCTGACTTCCACTGATGTGCAAGCATTTGCAGATTTCGCAACCGGCTATTTCATGACGGACACCTGCGCTATTCTGCGCAGACCCTCAACCTGGAATGCTCAGGGCGGCAATAGCGCGGACTATGCAGTTATTCAATCCGGTGTTCCCTGCTGTGCCATCTCGCAAAGTGGATCAGAAATGTTCAGCGAAAATCAGGAAGTGGGCAAAGCCATGTTTCTGATTGTACTTCCCAAGGGGACCGACGTGAAGACCAAAGACCGCATTCACATCGGACCCACGTACTATGATGTCATTAATGCGCTTGATCCATCTACTTACGAAGTTGTACGTAAAGTAACGGCTCAACGCTTTGGCAAGGGAGGAAGCTAGATGGGTTTCACAGTTTCCGGTCTGGATGGCATCAAAGCCCGGATTGACGCACATGTAGCGCGAGTGAAAGTTGAAGTGCAAGATGCGATTGAATGGGCTGTTGCTAATACGTACGACGATTCACAAAAAGATTGTCCATACGATCAGAAAAAGCCAGCAGGTGAACCGCATTTACGGGATAGCGCGAAGAAAAAGGTAGGCAAGCTTGAGGGATGGGTGAGTTATGGCAATGACGAAGTAGATTGGGAGAAGTTTGTTGAGCTTGGAACGAGCAAAATGCGTCCACAACCGTATCTTTTTCCTGCGTTTATCAGGAACGGCAAAAAGTTCAGAGAGCAATGTAAGCGGATAGCAGGGGGATAGATGGCTATACCAACCGGAGAAACGCAAACAGCAGCGATCGCGCGGTTACGCGGTGACGCACCCCTGCAGGGGCTGTTAGGTAATCCGTCTGATGGATCTGGCAATGTGTTTGATCAGGGTTCAACGCCTCCTGATCAGGTATGCCCCTACTTGGAAGTCTTTCCAATCACCACCGTAAAGGGAACATTGGTTGTTATGGGGTTAGATGGGAATGATGTGTATCAGCAAGTTACCGGATTCACCCGATCAGGTGACTTTACGCAAGCCAGAGCCATTATGAAACGAGTCCACGATTTGCTTGATCAGCAATCGCTCACGATCGCAGGTTTTACCAATCCGCTCTTGCTCTTTGAGAATGAGCAAGAACTGTTTGATAGTGAACAAGGCAAACAACAAGTAGTCCACAGATATCTCATTTCAACGCAAGGGTAGAACAACAGGTCAACAGGAGGTCATACTATGCCATCAGCGCCAATTGCAGGGTTTCAAGGGAAATTTAAAGTGGTTGCCGTTGCCATGATTCAGGTTCAGAGTATCGAAGCTCAAATTAATGGTGAAACGTATGATATCACCGTGATGTCAGGGCTTTCAACGCCAGCCTGGAAAGCGTTTCTTGCTGGACTTCTGGGCGCAACCTTAAAGGTTGTAGGTTTTTATGATTTTGCCAACGACGCCGTACAGCTCACGCTCTGGAATGCACTTGGCACAACTGTCGCGGTTTCATGGAGCCCAAACACAGGGACGAACAACTTTTCTGCCAGTGCCATTCTTACGAATATTCCCATCAAAGCCGCGGTGAATGCTCCTGAAAGCGTTGAATTCGACTTTCAGATTACCGGCGCTGTAACCTACGTGTAAGGGGTGATGCATGGCTCCAATTGCAGGCTGGAAAGGCCAGATCTACAAGGCAGCTGGCCCTGGCATCGGCATCGGTACACTTGCCATGGCCGATGCCGGGGACCATAAGACGTTTAACGCTGGTAATGTGGCAAAGCAGTACTTTGATAGTTCCGCTGCATTTACGGTGCAATCGAAGCAGGATGAAGTCCAAACGCTTACTATCACAGGCGGGCCGACAGGCGGAACGTTCACGTTGACATTTGGCAGCCAGACAACGGCGACTATCAACTGGAATGATAGCGCTGCAACGGTTCAAACGCGCTTGCAGGCACTTTCAAGCATTCTCGTAAACAACTGTCTGGTGACTGGCGGACCCGGGCCGGGCACACCGTTTGTGGTTGAATTTGTTGCTGCATTAGGCTATGCCGCACAAGCAAATATTACGCTGACGAACAATTTGCTTACAGGTGGCGTTGCGCCCAGTGTCAACATTGTCAAAACCCAGGCTGGCCATGCTTTCACTACATCCACGCCTGGTACGTACGTAATCAACTATCCCATTGGACAAGTGGTATATAACGCGGTTCTCCTGGGTACCCCCGCTGTGCAAATTACTGCTGGGAATTACTTCAACTCTGTGTTTTTTGGTTTCTGCAAAGAGTGGAACGGCAATTTGCTGGGGACCGCTCTGGACTCAACAGCGATGACCAATCCACCATCGCAGTGGAAAACGTATATTCCCGGTGTGAATGGCGGCAATGCCAAACTTTTGCATTGGTGGATCGACAATACGATGTTTGGGCATCTCTCAGCAGGGGATACGCTGATCTTTGCGCTGTATACCGGTGTGAATGCGAATCAGCGGTTTCAAGGCTATGTGATCCTCAAAAATCAGGATATCAAGATAATGACCACGGCTATAATTACCGACGATCTTGATTTTGACTTCAATGGACAAGTGTTCTTTATCCCCTCATAAATAAGAAAGGACTTGACAGAACATATGAAAAGTACTGAGCTACGCGACTTGTTGTTGGGCGCTGATTTCAAGCCCAAAGAGCAAGATTTACCGACGCCTTACCTGGTGACCAAATCTGGTGTGAGCCTTGATGGACAATTCAAGCTGGTTGGCATCGATGGTAAACAAAGCGTTGAAATCCGTGAGAAATCCAATGTACAGGTAGGTGTTGATGCTGAAGGCAAACCTATTATGGAGCGGGACTCTGCCAGGCTTGCCGGACTTGCGATTATCGCGTGTCTCTATGGGCGTGAGGATAATCAACCGGTGTTTGATCAGGCCATGCCGATGATTGGCGATCCCGCGGACCTCGCCGGTATTCTTGGTATCGATGAAGAACCATGGAACCAGCTGGGCATTGATGTGCTCAGGTTTGCCGGCTTTAGCAAGAAAGCGGCGGACGACGCAAAAAACGGCTCGAGTCCGACCCAGAATGGTTCTTCATCTACGACCTCGCAGACAGACTCGGCTGGATCGGACCAATCAGTGACTTCCTCAGACGGTTCCCAAGCGACGAGCTAATGACACGCATGGTCTACTACCGTGTCAAAGCTGAGAAGTTGAAGCAAGCACAGAAAGACGCGGAACGCAAGCCGAGAGGACGATAGAGCAACATGGGCGGAGATGAACTTGGGGCCCTTCTGGTTGAGTTTAAAGCAGATCTATCTGATCTGGATAGGGGCGCTGAACAGGCAAAGCGAAAGCTAGGGGAAGTCGATAGATCCGCGAAAGAGACCGGCGGCGGATTTAAAGACCTGCTCAAGAATGCCACGTCTTTCGCCACTGGCATGGCTGTCTTCAACGTCGCCGGTGAGGCGGTCGGTTTCCTCAAAGATCAACTTGGTGGTGTCTTTCAGGAAAGCATGGATGCCCAGGCAGGAATGGCCTTAACCAATGCTGTCCTGAAGTCCACGCATGATGCATCAGGCGAAACAGCGCAAAGCGTTGCTGACCTTGCAGGTAATCTTTCTCACCTCACCAAGTTCAGTGACGACACAGTTCAGTCCGGTGAAAACATGCTGCTGACCTTTACCAACATCAGCAAAAATGTATTTCCTGAAGCGACAAGAACCATCCTTGACATGTCCCAGGCGCTTGGACAAGATTTGAAGTCTACTGCTATCGAAGCTGGTAAGGCTTTAAATGATCCCCGTACCGGAATAACTGCCTTGCAACGCGTGGGTGTGACGTTCAATCAGACGCAAAAAGATCAAATCAAGAACTTCATGGACACGAACCAGATTGCGCGTGCGCAGGGAGTTATTCTGAAAGAACTACAACGTGAATTTGGTGGAGCTGCAGAGGCGGCCGGAAAAACATTTGGCGGGCAGATGGTGATTGCCGGTCAGTACGTGGCTGATTTCAAGCAAACGCTTGGTGATGATCTGATGCCCATTGTGACCGAGTTTCTTGGCGTGGTTGAGAAAGATGGGTTGCCGATCCTGAAAAATTTCAGTGATTGGTTTACGAAAGAGGGAACCCCTGCCCTGAAAGATGTAGCTGGTGAAGTAGGGCCGCTGGTACGTGGCGTTGAGGATTTTACAGGTGCTCTGTTCGATATGATTAAGAAAAGTGGAGCATTCCAATCAGTTTTTCAGACCATCAAAGATACGCTGCCAGCCGTAGAACAAGCTATAGGGAAAGTGGGCGGTGCTGTTGGAAAACTCCTTCCTCCAATGCTGGATCTGATCAAGAACTTTTCAGGCTGGATTGACAAAAGTGGAATACTCACAGACGGTTTGCATCTGTTGGGAGATGGGGTATCAACAGTAGCAGACATTCTTGGACCATTCATTCAAGATATATCCAATGTGTTTAACTGGCTCTCAAAGAACAAACCAGCTACCGATGCGCTGAAAGAAGCGCTCGTTGGTGTTGGGGTAGTGCTCGCTGGGATGAAAGTCAAGGCATTCGTCGGGGACCTCCTTCAGATGGCCGATACTGTCAAGAACACTGTTGCCAAGGCCATTGATAAGCTTGTCTCTGGTGAGCTTTTTGATCTCCAGGGCGCTAAAGGATTTGGTGGGGTTGCGTCGGCGGCAAAAGATGCGGAAATTGCAGAGATAGCGGTTGGGACGACAGCCAAAACGACCATGGCCGGTGATGTTATTCAGGGTTCGTTATGGTCAAAAGAGAGTCTTGCCGGGATAGGGGTGAGCGCAGAGACAGCGGAGGGGAAAGTTGCTGCAGCTGGTGTCGGCATGAAAGGTGCGCTGGCTGGAGCTGCTGGTGTTGCTGGCGGTCTGTTGAGTACGCTTTCCCTCATCGGCGGTGTAGCGTTAGGTGAATTTCTGATAGCCGATTGGGTTAAAAACACCTTTAACACGCCCTCGCACGTGGCGCCCCAACCCAACTGGGTGACGCACCACAATCCTGCTGACGATCTGGCGAAGGCCAAGCAGGAAGCAAAAGAATTAGACGATCAAATCAATCATGCCTGGAAAGATATGGAGGGACTTGGAGATTGGGCTTCGAAGCACAACCGTATTCTGGGGAATATGCTCGATCCACTTGATGTGACCAAGGCCGATGTACAAGTACAGGTACTGAAAGCTCACGCAGATGATCTTGCCAAGCCTCCGTACGAATTGAAGATACTGACACCCCAGGTGATAGCCGCCCGTCAGAAGATCATCGACCTCAAATCTCATATTGATGACCTCAAAGGGCCGGAAAGTATTGGTGTGCTCACTCCACAGGTAGCAACGGCACGCCAGAAAGTAATTGATCTGAAATCGCATATCGACGATCTGCACAATCCAGTAGCGCTGAGCATTGGCACACGTTCAGTGGATGCTGCTATAGGCAGTGTCATGTATCTGAAGAGCCAGTTAGATGACCTGCCCTCCCCAACGATCTCTGTTTCGGGCGGAGGTGGACATGCTCGTGGTTATGCATCAGGCGGCTTTGCTGCTATCGGCCAACCGTTCATGTTCAACGAGCAAGGGCCAGAGCTAGGTATGGCCGTACCGGGCGGCGTTCAGATCTGGCCGCATTCCGACTCGATGAACATGCTCGGAGGCGGTAGTGGCGGGGATATTATCAATGAAGTGCATGTGCATCTTGGGATGGATGACGTTACCCATTTAATTATGACAGAAGCCACAAGCACCATGCGAAGGCGGGGGAGGAATAGGCGGTAATGGCTTTAGATATCCAGATTGCAAGTACGTCAATCAATCATACGAATTTCAAAATCATAAAATACCTGGACATGTCTGCTGACCTTTCTTTTACAGTTGTGGACCTATCAGGCTTACATCACTATACCAATCGTATGCCGGTCACGGTGACTGATACTATCAAAGGACTGATTTTCGCGGGCTATATTGACCAACCCGATGAACAAAATTATTATCCACAGCCAGGGAATAAGATTTCCATCAAATGTATGGATTACCGCGAGAAAGCTTTGAAGCGCCGGCCAACGTACGATTACGCTGGTATGCTGGCCGGTGATATTGTGGTTGACATGCATGCGAACTATCTGGCCGCTGAAGGCGTGCTAGCGAACTATGCATATCGTAGAGATACCAAACAAACGCAATTTGCAACTGGGACGTTAAGCGGTACAAGTGCAACAAACAATGTCGGAGACGGAGACCTGGAATTATCGCTAGCGGGCTCACCCCTTACTACTGTCACAAACACGACAGCTGGTTGGGGCACTGGCACGCTCAATAGTGTCGTTGCAGCGAATAATCAGCTTGTGCTTAAAAGCCGCAATGGGATTGCGCTCAGCGGGGATAATAATGGCAACCAGGGAAGTAACGCGTATCTCTATTGGCAGATCTGGGCAGGCTCCTATGTCATTGCGAGCAGTGATGCGCTGACCTACAAAGTGTGGATCAACAAAAACTGCCCGGAGATCCGGGCGGCTATGGATTTCATCTGCACCGATGGTTCGACACTCAGAGATTTTGTTGTCAGCGGACATCATGTTCGTGATCAGAACGACATTGATACTCACCCGAAAACGGATCTCAAAGGATTTGCCGATGATCAGTGGTATTACCGCTACATTGACCTTACACCCATGGCCGGAAAAACTATTGCTACTATTACCATTGCGTTTGAGGGTGATGCTGGCGGGCACTACGCGGCGTATTTCTTCGATTGCCAGATTGTCAATGGCGTTTCCACACCGCTTACAATCTATGCCAACAATGGCGTGCTCAACACGAGTAAGCGGGCTTTTGACCTGGGCTATAGTAACATCTCAGTCAGTACGCCGTTGGTCTACGACACGCCAGGAATACGCATCAGTAACGCAACAAGCCTGACGTCTGTCGGAATAGCCAATACTGGCGTGGCTGCGATCTCAGAAACCGTGCCAACAGGAACAAGCGTAGAAGTCGATACCAGCTTTGACGGCGGTGCAACGTGGCAACCTGTAACTGACAGAACGGCCATAGCCGGATTGATTGCAGGAGCCTCGTTAAGTGGCATATCACTAACCACACGGCAAGTACTCACCATAACAGGTGATGACCCCACTGTAACCCCTGCTGTGTCCAGCTTAGCGGCTAATTTCACGCCGTCCTACTCAGCTACAAAACACGATTCATTCAATCAGGCTGACACCACGGCAGAATGGACAAACCTGGGAACCAATCAGGGTGGAGTCACTATTACGAATCAAATTGTGCTTGCCAATGTTCATCGCAATTGGGATGATGCCTCTATTGCTAGTCAGACGCTTTATGGGAGTAGTACTCCGTTCCATGGCACAAGCTATAAGCGGTTAAAGATCAGCACGAATAGTGGCGCGGACGTACGCTCAAGGATGGATTTCGCGAGCATATGGTTTAATTTCACACTGACGGTTGATGTGCAAGTACCGGATGACGCTACTCAGTCAATTGGTTTTACGTACCGCAATAAGCTATGGGGCAATGGGAACAATACTGGCGGATGGGTAGTCGATCTTTTTAATAACAAGCTTCAACTAGGCTATGGGGATAACACAGGCGGTGCAGGGACGGGTACTTATACGAATATAGCAACATTCAACCCTGCGTCTTTTGCGCCTGCTAGCGGTACCTGGCACACGCTCATGGTCATTGTGAACGTCAACAACCATCAGGTGTGGCTCGATGGCGTGAAATATATCGATATCACCAATACGACCTACAACGACCCGGTGCAATATACCGGCTACGTGGCCATGCATGGCTACAATAATTCTGGCGTGGGAAAAGCCTATTACTTTGACAATTTTGGAATAGGGAATTTCCTCTCAGGTGCGTATGAAACGAACAATATCAGCTTGAATACACTGGCAACGGTGGGGGATAGCTTCATTGCCTGGCAGAATGAGCCGCTTCCGGCCGGTTGCTTCATTTTGGTGCAAAGCACTATTGATGGTGGTTCGACCTTCCAGACCTGTACGAATGGTGCGGAAATACCACTGCTCACACCGGGTACAAATACCGTTGGGAAGAACCTGAGAATTCTTATCACGCTCACCGCGCCTAGCGTGGCCTATACTCCCATCTTAGATGGCCTCGTGATTTGGGTGACATCGAACTTTTCATCCAGTGGAACCCGCGTCTCCCCTGCTTTGTCGCTTTCAGGAGTTGGCCGGGCAGGGAGTACCAGCCTGACCTGGAATGATATATTGCCGTCTGGTTGCACATTGGGCATGGACATCTCACCAGATGGAACAACCTGGACAGATGTCACCGCGAACAATGGTCAACCCCTGCCTAGCGCACTTATTTTTGCACAACCAGATCCCTATCTGGACTTCTTCAGCGCAGATACTAGTGCAAATTATACAAGCACGTTTATAACCGGTGGATCGATAGAAAGCTGGACGTACGACCTTACAAACAATCGACTGATTAGTACGAATAGCAGTATTCTTTATGTTCCGCGCATGTTTGGGGGCACGCTCACCCTTGCAGGGGCCAGTGGAAATAATGGTGTTTTTCGCTATGATGGTTTCTCACGGAAAGATATGTTCGTGGAAGCGACGTTGAACTATTCCGACAATGCCGGGCTCGTTGTGCGTATGGTGGATCAGAGCAATCTCTATGCGTGTTTTATCAAAGACTCTGTGGCCGGGAATATCTGCTCACTCTGGAAAGTCGTAGCGGGTGTCTTTACCCAGTTAGGGAGTGATGTCCTCATTGTGTTTCCACGGAACACTTATCATGTGTTTCGTCTGGATGTGCAGGGGACGGCACTAAAGGTCTACATGGATAACGTGCAGATCATTTCACAAACAGATGGCAGCATTACCGCTGCTGGCAAATCTGGGATAGTAGCCGGAAACAGAGGACAGTTCTATTCTCTCAGGGTGCAACCCTATGGGGATATCGTCAATTCCATGTCACTCTATACCAGGCAACGTTTAGCTTCAACCAATCCACAAGCCACGCCACAAGTGTTAGATGTGACATTGTCTGTGAGAGATCCAGAGATCGGTAATGGCGCGCTTATTCCAAATACTAGCTACGCTTATACCAAATCTGTTGCGCAAAGCTATGACGATTTAGCATCACAGTCCACGAGTCCACATCCCTATATGGTTTGGATCGGGGATGATTTAAAGCTGCATTTCAAGCACAATCAAGCGCAACCTGCGCCGTTCTACCTGGCTACAGCCAATGGGAACATCTTATGGGCTAATAATCCCCCTGTTGTGTCCAGGCCTGATATGAACTATAGAAACCATCAGATTGTTGATGGTGGGATGGATATAGCTACACTGCCACCGATTACCAGGAAAGGCGACGGTTTTACTCAGACCTGGCTCATGCCCGGTAATCTCGCACAGGTCCCAGTTATCACGCTTGATGGTCAAAATCAGAATATAGGCATTCAGGGTGTGGATACCGGCAAAGATTTCTATTATCAGATTGGCTCTAATGCAGTTTCGCAAGATCCAACAGAAGTTCCACCAGGCCCAAATGATACGATCGTGTTCAGCAATCTTGCAATTCAGACACAAGTACGCGTCATTGCCGACAATGTGAACGGAACCGGCGTCTATGCTGGTACGATTGGACAAACGCAATTAGCGGCCATTATGGGTAGTACAGGTATCACGGATACCGGCATTGTTGAGGATTATGTGAGCGCTCCTGATCTCAATCTTGCCGCTGCAACTGCGCTGAATACCAGTCTTTTACAGCAGTTTGGAAGACTTGGGAGAGATATTCCGCTTTCAACCAATCAATGGGGATTAATGCCCGGCATGTTGGTAGGGGTGAATATTCCTCAGAATGGCGTGATCAATGCGTTCCCATTGATTACAAAAATTATGATTACCGCGCAACCGACATCAGATGTCAGTAATCCAAATGTGATAGGTGGGTTATTATACAGATTCGATCTGGAGACCACAGAAGGTCCAAACGTAGGGGATTGGTCGAATCTTTTCACAAAATTGATAGCAGCTTCAGCAGAGGCTATACGTTAGAAAGGAATTATTCTTATGTATCAAATTATCATCGCAATTATCAGCTACACCTGGCTCTTTCTCACGTTGCTTTTGCTGTTTTTCATCTGGCGCAATAGCACAACAAACGCAAAAGCGATGCAAACGCTCAGCGTCGTTGCCTTGAAGAATGCAGAGTCAACACAAAAAGTAGCCGATGCTGTCTATATCCTGGCAAAAAAATTGGAAAACACATGACGCTCATTGTCAATTTTTTCAATCAAATCATCCCTATCTTGCAAGCCATATTATTGTTGGGCGCGTTGATAGGAGGCACTCTCGCAAGTATCAGTGTGTTCAAAAGCACCAAACGATCTGGGCTCGTCAAAATGCAGGATGAGACGATTGTGGGCATGCAGCAACAAATCAATATGCTCAAAGAACAAAATGCACAGCAGCAAGAGAAGATGGATCAGCAGCAAGAAAAAATTGATAGTCTGGAAGATGACATGAAGACGATGAGGGAAGCCTTAGAAGATGAGGGGATTATTATCACGGTTGACGGCAAAAAGGTCACTATCAAAAATACGAGAGAACCAGGTATAACCAAACACATTACCAGAAAGCCAACGAGAAAAATTGCTGCTGATACAGCAAAGAAAGAAGAGGATTAACTCATGGCAGACTTAGGAGCAACTGACACATCAACAACTTCTTTGGGAGCGAATCAATTTCCAGTGAGCGCGGGATATGTTCCCAATGTCGGGTTAAGGGTAACTGAGGGTGGCGGCGTTTATACTGACACGGGCGGTAAAACGTCAGCGCCCGCCGTCGTTGAGGATATCGAACGCCCTGGCTACATTGCAGCAACTTCACCGCCGTCAGCAACCAATGCTGGGAGCGACACGAGCTATACTTTTAGCGCGCAGGTCAACCGGGTTATTCTGGAAAATCATACAGCATCGACGGTCTACTATGCGTTCGATGTGGCGGCTTCTCAGGGATCGCTGAAACTTTTGCCAGGATCAACGCTCATCTGGCCAAAGAAAGTTACCGTCATGCATCTCTGGACAGTCGCCGCTCAAAATATCAACGGAAGTTCCGATGGAAACATAGTCGTATTGGGGGCGCTCTAATGACTGTAACACTTGCTCAACAGCGCAAACTTGCGTTTATCAATCTCGCGGACTATTGCAAGATTGATGGCTCATCCGATGATAGCACAGGCTTTACCAACGCCTACACTCTTGCCAGTACGCTTGGCATGGGCATCTACATGCCAGGCGGAACACTCGTCAAGGGCAACGATACGCTGCTTCCCCTCGTCCCTATCGATTTGGGCGGTGGGACAATCAAGCTCAAGAACGGCGCGAATACTGATTTGTTCTCAGCGCAAATAGGCAGTATCAATCTCGCTGCTTCACGGGGTACTGGCATTGATGGCACGCTGTATGGGTTTAGCATTAAAAATGGAACGCTCGACGGCAACAAAGCTAATCAGTCCAGTGGGCCTTCCTGGTGTCTCCGCTTCTACGGCTATGGCTTCACCTTCGAAAATCTTGAGCTTGTCAACGGCTTCAGTGGCGATGCGCTGATTGACTGGAATGGGACGGGAATACACAACCATAACGGCGTTGAGGCAAAGATCAGGAACCTCCATTGTCACAATGCCAGCGGGATGGGGCTACAGATGGGTGGACCCCATGACAGCCAAATCACGAATTTTATCACTTCAGAAAATGGAGGCATCAATCTCCATCTTTGCCCGAATGCGGTGGGGGTACAGATTGATAATTTCCACAGTTGGGGCAATTTTGGAACGGGATTGCCAGGGGTACTCATTGAAGGCGGGGATAACGAGTTCAACAATGCTGTATTTGAGAGTCCATCTGATACTGCTACATATTGTCTGGTGCTAGCAGCCAACAACAATCAGATCAATGGGAAATGCCTTTCAAGCGGGGCGTTCTCTGGCGTCAAATTAGGTCAGAATAGCGGAGAAACACCAGTTCCTGGTCAAATACTCCAGAGCGCAGGGGTAACGCTTTATAATCCATCCGATAATAGCGATATCAATATGCTATTTGAAAGCTGTACGGGTACGAATGGCGCAATTAACTTTGATCGGGTACATTTCAGCAAGATTAAAGCGATAGTGACGCAATCAAGCGGAAGCGCGTACACGGGCTTCCTGGATCCAACTAACCAGTTTGAACTCTTGCCACCAAATGGCCTGACGCCTGATGGAACTGTTGGTAAAGGAGGGCAAACTCGTATTGCTGCCGACTCGCAAAATGCCTTTACCGTAGGGGGCGCCAACCAATATCTCGACTATTTCAACGTGGTGACACATACAAACCCACGTTTTGAAATGCCGCAAGGGGTATATCTCCAATTCTACAGTGATCAATATTCGACAGCAACCTCAGCGCTTCGCATAGGGATAGGCGCTCCGTCCAATGGCGTCGGCAATAATGGCGACTACTACTTTAGAGGTGATACACCGGGAACAGCTTATCAGCAACTCTACATCAAAATAGCCGGAGCCTGGGTACCTTTTGTCGGCGCGCCTATTCAAAGCGCGACAACGCCGGACCCCGGAGCGGGTGGAACAATCACAACGTCAGGCGTCACCTTGGCGCGTGTGACTCCTGCGGCAAGTCGTACAGGCGTGATTTTGCAAGCAGGAACGATAGCCGGGCAAAAATGTACGGTCGTGAACAATTCAGCGTCGTTTACGATTACATTTGCGGCGGCTGGCACGTCCAATGTTGCGCAGGGCGTGAGCCTCGTGATTGCTGCTCTCGGAAAATATGATTTCACCTGGGATAGTGTCGCAGCACGCTGGTATTAAGGAGGCTTTTCTTGTCAGTACTTCAAAATTTTCCAATGGTTTCACAGCTTACATCAGTAACAGGCGACAATAAACCATCAGAAAATCGCCTGTATGATTGTGTAGCCGCTTCCATTGATGCGGCGTGTAGATACTTGCTTAATAAGTCGGAGGATAGCGTTTTCAATCCTGACAGCTTCAAAGATCAAGCATATGGAGATACCTGGATTGGTGGAACAGCGGCAATCAAATACATTGCGTTCTGCAAATCGCTGGGAGTCAATTTGTATCCCGTGCAGGGGAGCCCTCAGAAGCTTGTCGCGTTAGCCCATGGCTATCTGGCACAAGAGAAACCAGTCATTTTCACCATGCCGGATAGCTATTCCAGCGATCCAAACATGACGCATGTGTGTGTGTTCTACGCTGATGGACCTGGCTATCTGGTAGCAATGGACCCGTTCCCCCTGCCTGGTGTCAATAGTGGTCATCCTGATCGCAGAACAGATGCTGAATGGATGAATGTACTGCTTTTTAACGAGGTGTGGATCACAGAAAGGATTGACGATATGCCGCCTCCAATCACCATAACAAACCCGGCTGTTGCAGTGTACTTTGTGCAAACAGGCCCAACGTCCTGGCATTGTGCTAAAACCGGCAAGGTCATTCAAGGTGCGATCTTGAGCTATTATCAAACCTGTGGTGCTACTGCTCTGCATGGTTTGTTGGATCTCGGGTTACCTGTTAGCAATGAAATTCCGCTGGATGGAAAAGGCAATGTGAAACAGTTCTACGAACGCGGGGTTGTGTTCTATGATCCGGGCAAAATCTATGATAGCCCGCCTGGATCTGGACCTGTCTATCACGCTCATTTGTATTCAGGAGCTGGACAAGATCCAGAGATCGCTGATCTACAAAAACAGCTAGCTATATTACAGAAGATGCCGCAAGCGCCACAAATGGACGCGGACCTGCAACAAATCTATGCGATCGCTGAAAAGTACAAATAAAAAAGCCTCCCTACGTGAGAGAGGCGGGAGAAATGAGAGGAATGGGTTACTTGTCACCGTACAGGCGCACGGCTTCACGGAGCAAAAATTCGCGATACGCTTGGGCGCCTATCTCATCCTTATCGGCATTGGCAGCCTGTCCACGCCAATTGTGGTCATTCTTCCAGGCGTACTTTGCGGCGCGACCCATTACCCAGGTAGGCGCATCGGGTGTTTCTACGATAATCGTACGCGGTCTGCCCATAGGCGCACCGGCGAGCCATGCCAGGAATGCATCGGATGTGTCATCGACAAGCCAGGTCGAACCTGACTGTCGAGCGGCTTCGCCAAATGCGCCGCGCTGTGCTGCCTTCAGCAACGTGGAGCGGTCTAGATGCCGCTCCGAACTGATTTCCGCAATCGTCTTCATGCTACTTGCTCTCCTGCTTCGCTTGCAATTGGCGTTTCCACTCAGCAATACGAGACTCTTCACCGCGCTGAAATGCTTTGATTGCTTGACTGTAGGAAGTGAGGCCAGCCGCCTCAAACTTGCGTGCCAGGGCCACTTGCGCATTGGTAACGCCTTGTCCAAACTTTGCCATGCCTTTCAGTCCTTTCTTAGCTTATCCAGGAAGAAACTTCTTCCAATACGACATCCCTTACGATGGTGCCTTTCTCGTCGTCGGCAACGCTGGCTTCTAATTGCCGCTTCGCCTCAATCGGGCTATCGGCAACGATGGTCATCTCTGCCCTGCCGCCCTCGCGAGGAGGATACTCATTGCCCTGTAAATCAGTCCATGCTCGCGCTACCGGGATGTAGGAAAACTTGTAAACTTGTGCCATTATCTTTCTCGCTTTCTTTACTTGCTGTACCAACTTGGTACACTTCTATTATATTCCGTAATTACGGAATAGTCAAGTGTTTTTCATGCCAATTTCCGCATCGTCGGAAAACTCGTTTAGGAGGATTTTATGAACATTTTCAGTAAAGCTGCTCAGAACCTACCACTTACCCCTGCTCAGCGCGCATTTTTGAAACTCTTAAAAGGCTGGTTTTATACCGCTTTGGGAGTTGGCATCATAGCAGGGGCGCAGTACATCATGGGGACGTCTCTCATTGATTGGCAAAAACTTGGGTATATCGTAGGAACCGGTGTCTTGCTCTCTATCTTGCACGCGCTCGACAAGTACTGGACTAGCCAGGGTGACACACCATTAGCACTGGCAACAGAAGCTATTGAGCAGAAAATACCGGCACAACCCCCTGCCCAGCCACAAAAAGCGCCACAACCGATCTTATTTGCTGGTGTCAATCCAGTTCCAAATGCGACAAACACGGTACCTAATGCTGGATTTGGTACGCTTACCAGTGGACCACAACTCTCATTTCCGCCTGCACAACCGTTGCAATTTTCAACGGTGCGCAACCCACAGCAAATTCCAGCAATCAATCTTGCCGAGGTGCCCCCTGCTCAGTCTCAGGATACACAGCGTCACTTTGGAGATTCGCAAATCATGCCAACCGTATGACAGGTCATCGGTAGCGCAAGAAAGGCTTCACCAGAGAGGTGTAGGACCGCCTGAACATAAAAAGACATCCCGATTTATGTCTAAAAAATCGGGATGTCAGATTTGGCTCTCAGGCACTCTCCTGTCATTTTGGCTTGATTTCGTTGAAAAGCGCCTGTTTCATGGCCTCATATGCTCTATTTTCCTGTCGTTTTTCTCGCTCCTTCTCCAGCCAGATGTAAAACAGCATGGCCAACCCAATGCCACCAACAAGTACACACAGTATGCCAATGACGGCAAAGACCACCAGCCAGAAAAAGAGAAAGCCGTTAATCATGAATGTGTCTCCTTGTCTTTCTCTTTTGCACGCCGCGCGTGAGTATCGTTCTCTGCCTCTTGCATCAGCCCAAGTACGATACCAGCATACGGTTCATCCAGGTTAATCACTACGTAATTATTACCGCGCTTCCCCTGGCTGCGCCTATACTCATGCACGAGATCGAGCAAATAATCCAATTGCCGGCACTGCTGATCGTCCAGTGCCGCGTGGATATCTTCAATCTTTACCACAAGGAAACGATTTTCTAGCTGCATGATTTTATCGTATTCACTCATCGTTTTTGTATCTCCGTTTCCATCGTGATTGTTGCAAATATCCGGGTCAGACGTTGTGTGTATGCCGGTTTGAGCTTTACTGGTTTGCAAAAAGTAAGATCATAGATAACCAAATCTCTATCGATACTTTGTCTCACGTGCTTCTCGCGCTTAACTGACGTGATTGGATTTATCCAACGTCTTCTCATCCTGCTTGAATATCCCCCGTTGCGATCCAATAAATCAATAAAACAAGCACACCTGACAAGAACAGGAGAAGCAACCAGACACAGAGCGTATCAAGGATCTGTTGCCAGGTGAGCGGAACATGTGGTTGTTCTTCTTTCATCGCTCAAACCTCTCATGCAGCAATTTAGACAATGCAGGAACCTCTAGCGTGGCTTCTGTATCGCGCTCAACTGGTTGCGTTGGTATCTGACTGACCTGGAATGGGTCAGTGTCCACAGGTTTGCTGTTCAGCCACTCATTTGGCAAGAGTTCTAAACGCATACGATGAAATTGCGCGCGCTCTCGGGCTGGTACTACTCGAACCGTCTGGATTTGCACAGCAGGGGGTTGCACGTTTGGCTCTATCGATTGTGGCTGTTCGGGAGAGCGTTCCCACACGAAATTTTCAAAATGTTTTGATGTTTCTTTCAGTCCAAACCAGACTTGGAACCAATTGAGAAAACGTTTCACTCGCGACATAAGAACCTCCTTACATCAATTTGAGAATGCACACCGCCACAAGCGCGGACAATGGCAAAACGTAGAATAACAGTAGAAAATTATCCAGGGTGAGATGCATCTTATTTGTCCTTTGCTATCTCCTGAACACTCAAATCAGTCAATTCTTGTCCTAAGCGTTTCAGGATATGCTGTACCTTCGGGAATATCTTTGTCTGAAACTTCTCAAATGTATCACGTTGACGCGACAATTCCATCAGCATGAGCACACCGTTCAGATCATTTTGAGTTTCAGCAAGCTTCATCATAAAATCAAACAAAGTCAGTTCGTCGGGGCACTGTGGCTGTTGTTGGGTCATAGCACTTCTCCATCGATAATCTTACCGGTGATTTGCCTCTGAGTCGTCAACCCTGGAATGAGTGGTGGCATCTTGCCAGAGCGGTAGATTTCATCTAATTGGGGTTCCATCCATTCTCCGATAGTTTGGTTATTGGGTAGAACCGTGTAACTAAGTAATTCCTCTTCCATCGTGCTGATACCCGATGCAACAGCTTCCAACTTGGCTTTTACCAGCAATGCCAAACCGCGCCACAATCGTTGCTTTTCGCGCTCCCAGGCAGTAGCAACACGTTGGGCATGTGAAAGGCGGGCACTATACTGGTTATGTCCAGGATTAAACGAATCAGGACTTGGATACATCAATTCCATACGATAGCGACGTTCATTGATCTCAAAAGCGATAGCCGCCCGATTGCCCTGGTCTCCATAGAGAAAACCAGTAGCACCATGCCGCTTCAGGTTCTTTTCAATCTCTTCACGTGAACGTGAAACGCTGACACTCGTTCCCTCCGCAAATCTCTTAGGCATCTTCTATCCCTCCATCTTTTCCTTTTCTTTCAGCTTTCCAACAGCATCAGCTAAGCTTGAAACAACAATGAGATGATCAAATGAACCACCAGCCTCAACTAACGCATCACGGTTAGCCTGTTCATCATCGACAAATAGCACATGTGTTGTACCAAACAAACTGGCCAGCGTCTGAATGATTCCGGCTTTCCAAGGAACGGTTTTGACGTATCCTTTTATGAAAGCTGAAGTTTTCATGATCAGTAGGGGCCCTGATAGCTCATGCTCATAGAGCCAATCATATGTTGCTTTGCGCATGGTTTCAGGTCGGCTGGTAAGGTAGATCACATCGTACCCTTCAACATCAGTAGGATAGCATTCAATAAAGCTGATAGCCTCGACAGCACCATCAATCAGAGTATCCATTGACACATACTCAGGATTGAACACCTCACGCCAGTAGAGGTCTGTAGCCTCTTTAGCGCGTTTCGGTCTGTCATCGTCAATAACGATAGGCTCAGCGCGACATTCAGCTAGAAACGTTTGTTTCTTCGCTTCCGCTCGTTTAAAGCGTTCAGCGCCATCGGCAACAACGCCGTCCAGGTCAACAAAAGCAATTCTCTTCATGCTCTATCTCTCCATCTTTTCAGAAAAACAACACTCGCGCATGGGGCATTTCCTTGCAAGGGGGTCATCGATTGTTTGGCATACCCGATCTGGATAGCGGCCATGTTTCGCGTGGACAAGCCCGCCCTTGACGTGATAGGCACGCTGGACATAGGGAAGTGCCATAGAACGGTCGTATTCGACGATCCACACCTTGAATTCCTGATTATTCTTATCTTCGATGAGAATAATGGTATGATCGAGCTGAAGTAAATGAAGGTATAGATTAGCCTGAATTACGGCTTTGTCAACCGTCTCACAGGCTTTACGGGCCTGATCTAAATTGCTGGTAAGCGATTGGAAACTATCGTGGTTAATACCCTTGATTTCAACCGGATACTGCTCACCAGCGAACTCAGAGATGATATCTGGCGAGAAATAAACCTGACGAGTTTCGTCATAATGCGTCAAGTCCAACTCGGCAGCAAACCATTGACTGCCAACTAATTTGAGATAGTATTTGAACAAGGCGGGAGGTATACTGTAGGTAATATCACTAGCCTGTTCGTCGGAAATAGGCGTCCACACCACCTTACCAAATTTGGCAAACATCTTCTGCCAACGCTTGTGTACATCCCAACCATTCTCAAACACGGCCTGCTGTTTCCATTGCCAGCGCGCTAGCTCAGGATTTCTCACCTCATCTGAGAAAATCTCAGCCAGCACGTGCTTGCGCGTACACCATTCCTGATCAGAGACCAGGAGCGATGAAGCGTGTAAGCCGGTACGTGGTGGTTGGGATTGTCCCCACTTGAGATAGAGGTCTTCAAACTCTATCTGGATAAGGGCCGCGAGTGTTCGCAGCCCTGGATTGTTGGAGGAACTAATCACGCTTGTCTCCCATCGTACTCAAGACCCATACGAACAGCAGTATCTTCAAGCGCATAAAACTGAGCAGTCGAAAGACCGTCCCAACTCACTCTTTCCCCGTCGAATTGTCCATTCAGCAGTTCGTCAGCCTCTGCTTTGCTATGTCCCTTAGATCGTAGTGTCTTGCCGACCTCCCGGATAAAACGGTTCGGGTGCTTTGTCTGAACCTTGATCTGCATTGATGCCTCCTTTACTTCCTGCTTATCAGGAGATGACAGCACTTTGTCACAGCCTGAACACAGCACCTGCCAACCTGGATGCAATTTCCAGACATCGACATCAGCCTGAGAGAGTTGCTCATCACCGCTCTCTACTTGCATATTCGCCATGCAGGGAAGGCAATAAAACTTGCCTTCCCTGGAGATCGCTACAACTGGATTGGAACTAGAAATCATTGTCTCTCTCGCTCACTGCTGAAGACTTGGGAGACGACGGAACAACGGTGACACCGGCGGGGGGAAGCGCGGCCAGGATCATCTCTCTGACTTTCTCGGGGGTCGGAACAAGCGCCTTACCTGCATCAGACATGGCAGAGGGGCCTTTCGGGAGGATGGTGTAGATAGGATTTGGCGGCTGGTTATCACCGCGCTTGACATCGCTACGTTCGATGATCAGGCCGTATTGCCGGATATCGTGGTTGTCATCCTCTTTGAAGAGGTTGCGAATGGACGTGTATACCTGATTGATCGAGCCAAATGTCTTGAGTTCGAGGATACGCAAACCGGCCACAGGCTCTTCAAGATCGTCCTTTTTGTACGTCACCGGAATCCAGGTGCCGTTGTCGTTCTTCTGCTCTACGCTTGAAACATACACCGGCAAGTAGAACACATTGCCCGCGGTCAGTTTTTTGTCGTTTGCGGCGGCGGTGCAGTGTGGACAATCCGCGCCAAGTTCCTGTGCGCACACGGCGTTGATCGACTGCTTGGGGTCGGCATTGTTGTACTTGTTGTGCGTTGCCAGCACGATACTCTGACTGAGATTGAATAGGGGACGGACACGGGCTTTCTGCTTGTCTTTGAGACGAAGAAACGTGGGGACGAACGTTCCCGTTGGGCGCTCTGATGCGCGCTTCTCTTCTTCATCCATTGCTGCCAAGACTTCTGCTTCTGTCATTGCCATTGTTGAAATTCTCCTTTTCAAAACTAAAAACTGTAAATGTGGGCAATGGGCAACGATCCGCTTGGGGGAAGTGGTAAAAATCACTTGCCTATCGCCTCTTTCCGTAGTATACTCTCGCTTTCAAAACTTGTCAATACTTTTGAAAATATTTGACAACTTTTCATGACAATGCTATACTGAGAACACAATAATTGTTTGTTTGCTGGAGGAAGAAACAAATGAATACATTGCCACCATTCAGACGCTATGAAACCCTTGCGGGGGTTGAGTATGAAATGCTCAGCAGTAAAGGGAATTGCTACTATACCGTGCCTCTGGTGAGTGGCAATGCGACGGGGTGTGAGTGCAAACATGCGGAATTTAACCCGTCCTGCAAGCACCAACGCGAAGCTGAACGGCTTGAAAAGGCTTACCAGCAAGAGAACAAACCGCAACCGACAGCAGAGGAAGAAAAACGTGAGTATGCGCCTCTCAATGGGCATCGTGGGTTTTCACTCTATCGCTGAACCCTTGCAGGGGGTACTGGTTTCTCAACCGGGAAGCTTCGGGAAACTGGCACTTCCTAGATTAGCCAGAAACTGGCTACCATTGAATACACACACCGTTGGAGATAAACCTATGGCAAAACCAAAACTTCTTGATTTGTTCTGTGGAGCTGGTGGCTGTGCTCGTGGCTACCAACAGGCAGGGTTCTACGTGGTTGGTGTGGACATTAAGCTGCAGCCGCGCTACTGTGGAGATGAGTTCATCCAGGCCGATGCGTTGACGTTTCCGCTCGACGGCTTCGACGTGATACATGCTAGTCCTGTTTGTAAGGGCTATACCGAACTCAATTCCAGGCATAAGACAAGACATGAAAAACTCATCTTACCTGTCAAAGAGCGTTTGCAGCGTACAGGTAAACCATTTGTCATTGAGAATGTCGAGGGTGCAGTTCTGGAATTGCCAGGCTCAATCACCTTATGTGGAACAATGTTTGATCTTCTCGTGTGGCGGCATCGGTTGTTTGAATCTAATATCCTGCTCTTTGCGCCAGGCCCATGCCAACATAGTCTCCGACCTATCGGCGTGTATGGCGCAACATTTTGGGATTCATCCCAGCCTGGCACACTACGCAAGGATGGAAGAAGACGCCCCGCTATCACTACGCTCCAGGTTGCTTGTGAAGCGATGGCTATTAATTGGATGACTCACGAGGAATTGACACAGGCCATTCCACCGGCCTATACACGCTACATCGGTTTACAACTTATCGATATTCTCAATTCATAGAAACGAGGACTTATCCATATGACATCATTTACACCTCCACTGACCGTAACTCAACCATTCTTTCGTGGCTCTATGCCGCTTCCACCGTCAGTCAATGATAGTTACGAACCACGTGGCAGACGCTCTGAGCATCAAGGCGGTATTGCAGCGACAGCAGAACTGGTACAGTTCAAAAAAGATGCGGCGCTCATGCTCTCTGACGTAAAGCAGAATCAGTACGACTGGGATATTATCAATAAGCTCAGAGAGTCCAACAACAAACGCTGTCAGACACCGTTAGCAGCAACGATCAGGTTCTATTTTCCTACGGAATGGAAACGCGATGTAGACGGGCCGATTAAGGCCGCGCTCGATGCGGCGTTTGCGCGATTAGGGTTGGATGACCGGTTGGTTGTGAAGTTGGATGTACAAAAGCTGGTCGATCCGGTCGACCCGCACTGTGAAATCGAAGTGTGTTGTGTGGTCCGGTAGAGAGGATGAACGCTCATGCTGAATTGTACCATACAATACTTAGAACAGACGAAAGACGGATGGCATATCCGTTTCAGCGGGAATAACGACGATTTCTGGCTAATGCTGTCGAAATTTAAAGCAGAACAAAAAATATCCGGCAAGTTTTCTTGCTATTATAACCCGAGATTGTTCGGAAAAGGCGGCTGGTTCTGCAATGAGGATGTGCTGATCAAGTATGCCGGTGACTTTATCAATTATGCTGAGATGCGCAGATCAGCCGAACGTGAGTGGAAGCTGAAGAACGAATACAAACAAGAGACCTGGTGGGGTGATCAAGAGGAATACTACGATCCGCAAAAAGAAAAAGAGAAGCAGCAACAAAAACAGCGTGAACGCGAACAGCGCGAGTATAAACCTCCAACACGGGTTGATACCTCACTCACTATCACTCAGGCCCTATCGCTCTTAGAACTACCTGCTCCGGCATCACGATTGACTGAAAAACAAGTCAAAACAGCATTCCATTTAAAAGCACTGAAAGCTCATCCTGATGTGGGTGGATCCCATGATGCGATGGTGCAACTCAATAAAGCCTATCAATTGGTGTTGATCTATTGCCAGAAAGCCTATGTAGGATGACAGAACAAACAAATTCTGCTCAGCAGGATCAAAATACGCGCGATTATATCAAATCATTACTTGCTCACCATCTGATTGAGATGGGAGATGTGGGCGAGTGGATACAGATATGCGAACTATTGACAGATGCCTACACACGCAATCCTGATTCGGTTCAAGATGTGCTTGACACTCTCTGCGAAACAAGAAGATATGCACGACTCAAAAAAATACTGTCCGATGATCCACCCCCGCAGGGGGATATATTCGGGATGCCCGGGCTTCCGCCCGAGATCAAAGCATTTGAAGCGCGGGCACACGAGGCAAGCCCAACACTGGACGCGATGATCGACTTCTTTCGCTACTGGTGTACTCGCAGCTATGATGGCTATCATGAAGCCGTTGCCGTGTGGGTTTTATCAACGATTGCCGCGCGCCGCGTGTGGCTCAACTGGCGTAAAGAGGGTATCTGGACACCGCTTTATATTCTGCTGATATCTGATTCAACGGCACATGCCAAGTCAGAAGCAGCTGCCTATGGAGAGATTATCCTAAAAGCATGTGAATTGGGATATCTACTCGTTCCCGATGAACTTTCTCCTCAGAAACTGCTCTCCAATATGGCTGGCGGGCAGGTACCACGTAATTACGCAGTCAAAGACGATGACGGGAAAGAATATATTCGCCTCTCAAAAGCGTTCTCAGGCCAACGCGGCTGGCTCTACGATGAGTTTGGCAACGAACTACAGGAGATCATGCAGGCCAAAGGCGGCTATATGGCGCTGTTTTATAAGCTGATTAAGAAGCTCTATGACTGCAAAACCTCGTTTACCTATGATACGTACGCACACGATGAACTCAGTATTGTTATGCCTTCTTTGAGCCTTATCGGGACGGCAACGCCAGCCTGTTTAAAGCCTATTGCATCACCCTATAGCGCCGTCTGGACTGATGGCATGTTTGCACGAATTACATTCGTTGTGCCGCCTAAAAACGAATTAAAGCTCCAAAGCGCGCCACTCGAATCGTGCAGTGTGCCATGGGGTACTATTCTTCATCCACTTCTTACCTGGCACAACCGATTAGGGATTCCCTCATGTGAGATTATTGATAATCGCTGGCGCGAGGAAATGATGCAGGAAGCGCATGGCGAGGACAAAAAGCGCAAACGTGAGAACAAGCCTGATTTCCAGGTTGAAAAAGGTGATCTTCCACAGTCACAGGTCTGGATGTCTGATGCCGTCTATCAGGCGCACAACGCCTACTACAACGCGCTTGCGACCCTGGCAACCAATCTGGACGAACGGTTTAAATCAACCTATGGACGCTTACCAGAAAAAGCACTCAGAATTGCGATGTTGCTAGCGTCTCTGGAGGGGTGTCAGACCATTGACATGCGCCACTGGGGACGCGGGCAACAAATTACAGAACACTGGCGACGTGACTTTCACGAAATGATTGCTCAGATCAGTTCTGAAGACATGTCTATACGCAACTACGGCGACAACGAGGCGCAAATCTTAAATGTCCTGACCAAACTTGAGGCAGGAACACATGTTACTGCGCGGTTTGTCTCGCACCAAACCGCCAAACTACGCAAATTGGGCGCGCCGGAGGTTCGCAAAATCCTGGACGATCTGGCAGAGTCGTCTGATGTCAATGTGATCAAAGAAGGGACAGGAAAAGGAGCACTATATGGACTCAAGTAAACCCTTGCAAGGAATTTGTCCCTGTTGTCCATAATTGCAGAGCTTATTTTCTGTTTTGTCCCTGTTGTCCATATGTACAAATGTACATAATCATCTATTTCTTGCATGGATAAATGGACAAGATAGAAAACAGTAAAAAGTGATTCTGTCCATAGGGGCAAGATGGACAGATGTACAAAACCCCTTACAGGGGAGCCTATGGCACAGAGTTTATGAGGATGATCGACTTGATTTATTGCGCAGGTGGGAATCCTAGATTATCTCAGATTGCAGATGAAGAGGGTTGGCTTATCGGTTTTCGGTCAGATTATGTCGCACCTACTCATCCGATTTGTTTTATTGATATCGATTATAAGCATCCTGATTTTATGGCGCATCTGAGAACAGTTACAAAGCATAAGCCTAAATATGCGATTGTGCCTGATCTCTCAGACAAAATGATAGATCAACAGGATATTGACCGCGCCATAAAACAGGCTGAATTGCTGACTGGGTATTGCGAAATTCCCTTGATCGTTCCAAAGCTCTCGGGTCAGTTAGATTTAATACCAGAGCGTTTCGCCATTGGCTATTCAGTCCCAAGTCGCTACGGCGGCGCTGATTATCTCCTGTGGGAACTGGCAGGACGGCGAATCCATCTCTTAGGTGGAAGTCCTAAGAAGCAATTTCAAGCGTATTTGCATCTCTCTGCTATCGCCGAAGTGATTAGCGCGGACGGCAATTATGCACAGCGGCAAGCCACAAAATTCGCTGAGTATTGGACTGGCAAGAAATGGGTAGAGCATCCTGATTATCAGGCAGAGGAAGCAGCAAGAAGAAAAGATTTATATTTTGAGTGCTGGAGATGGTCCTGTCAAAATATCATGAAAGGATGGAGAAAACTATGCCAGTGATCGATCTTGTTAGTCTCATCGAACAGACAACCGCATTCCACAAAATAGGACAGGCCAACAATCACCTGAATGGCGTAGAGTACTGGGGAGTATGTCCCTATTGCGGAACCGGCAATGATCGCTTTCACGTGTTCCCTGAAGCAACTAAACCGCATTTCTGGTGTCGAATATGCGGTAAAACCGGAGATCACATCGATATCCTCCGACACTTTAAAAGCCTCTCATATGTGGAAGCATGCGAAGAACTGGGCGTCGAGCCAGGGGACACAATCTTGCATGCCGCGCCCATGTTCTTCGATGATCAACCTCCTTGCAAGGAATGGGAGGACATGGCGCGAACGCTTATTGAACGTGCTCAAAGATTTCTCTGGAAAGACAAAGCGCGTCATGCGCTGGACTATCTCAGAGGCAGAGGACTGACCGATGAGACGATTGTAAATGCTCAGTTGGGCTATATTCCACTTATCGATGGAAAATGGTTTCAATCGTCTTTTTCCGATTGGGGGCTCACTGACGAGATGCTTTCAGAAAAGCAAAAAGCAAAAGGCTGCGTACGGGTACCAAATGGAATTCTTATCCCCTGGATAGCTGATGGACATATCTGGAAACTGGCTATAAAGCGATTTGAAGCCTCTGGCGATGAACCAAAGTATGGACAAGTTATTGGCTCAAAAGATGCCCTATATGGCTCTGACAGCCTCACGAGGGGCAAGCCGGTGTTGTTGCTTGAGGGCGAGTTTGATGTGCTGTCAGCGTTGCAGGAAGCTGGTGATTTGATTATACCAATCGGTACAGGATCAGCAAACAAACTCTTCGATATGCCGCTCTGGATCGCCAGGATCGCAACCTATGCCAGCGTTGTGTTGATTGGTTTCGACAAAGATGAAAATCAGGCGGGTAACATGGCCAGTCAACAATGGCTCCAACTCTTCGCCAACTCTGAACGATGGCTTCCCTACAGCCATGATGTGAACGATATGCTGCAAGAGGGAAAGGATATCAGGGCATGGATAGAAACCGGCTTGAACATCGCTACAACGCCACAGAAGCCCCCTGCAAGGGAAGAGGAACCGTTTATCGATTGTTGTGTAGGGTGCAAGCGCGATCTGAACAACTACGATGAAGAGAGCGAGGGAGAAGTACAAGCCGATGACGACGGAAATTGCTATTGTGGACCCTGCTGGAAGAAACTCCACGAAACGCCTCAACCGGCATTAACGTGTTCTCAATGCCACCATGAGACAAAAGAACTACGCGAGGGCAAGTGTCCACTCTGTTGGTGGAAATCACTTCCTGAAATGCCAGTACCAGAGCAAGCAAAACCTCAGTTCCTCTGTAAGTTTTGCAAGATTGCTAAATGGACCTGGTCCAGCGAGGATCAGGACTTTATCTGTATCAAATGCTATTCTCCAGCAAGTTGGACGCAGAAACCTTAACCAACCTGCAACCTATAGTCCACACCTGGACATCATCTCACACACGCTAAACTCGCAATATAGGCATAGATACCACTATCCACTCATTCCTTCTCTGTGTTATACTTTGGTAGAGAACAGAGGTGAAAAGTTGGTAAAATCTTTACCAACTTTTCACAGCATTACAAAAGGAGATCGTACGTATGCCTATTAAAATTGACAATGAGGAATTTTTGACCTCGCGGGAAGCACAGGAATTTTTAGGAGTGTCTATTCAAAGCTTAGGGAATTACGTTAAAGCAGGTAAACTTAAGCGGTATGAGCGAGAGCTGGCTAGTAATATCAAATATTACAAAAGGTCTGAACTTCAGAAACTCCTGGAATTCCGACCAGAAACTGATCAACCGGAGTAGTCAAAAACACCCCTTGTACCATAGAGGTACCGGGCAAGGGGTGTTTATCGTCGTTTATGCCTCTAAAACAGATACAGAGAGGTCTAATTTCAAATCATACTTCCAGATTTCCATAAGCGCTTGGAGCGATTGTAACAGATCTGGAGGTACATGGCGTTCCAGACCGGTCACTTTTACCTGTTCCTCATCTTCAGCAATACTAATTCCGGTATTCTCATCGGTTACTGTGTGTGACTGCATGAGCTTTTGTAAAATCCTTCCTAACTATCCCCCACAATTCAATAGTTTAATAGAGGATACCGATTATTATACACAGAATAGATAATCACGGCAATATTTCAGCGTGTGTCATTCATCAGGAACAATTTCAAGCAGGTCGGAAATGTCAGTGATATTCAGCGCTTTGGCAATTTTATTGAGGGTGTAGGTGGTGGTGTTTCGGCGTGGATCGCGAAAAAGTCGCTGGATGTGCTTTATATCGATGCCGGTCATGAGAAAGAGTTGTCGCTGGCTTATTCCCCGCGCCTGTGCTACCTCTTTCACCTTGAGACGGATCATACACAAGGTTCCTCTTTCTCTGATTGATTGCCACATTGTAACAATCCTTGTGTGAGAAACATAGGTACTTTGATACCGTAGGCATACAGACCTTCAGCAAGCGCGAGAATGCCCCAGGTTATTCACCAGAACGCCGTAGCACCGTTTTTCGGCATCTAGCCCTATCATTGGATAGCTGACTGTAGAATAGCGTCCTAGTGCGAAAGAGACATGAAAAAGCTCCTGTCACCAACAGCAGGAGCTTTTTGTTGGATATTTAAATGTTGCATTTTATTTTTCCTCATTGTCCACAATCAAATCTCCGGTTTTGACTCCCAAGGCTCTAGCTATTAATTCCAGCGAACGCAATTCAACACGCTGCGTTGAGCCGTTCCAATAGCGATTAAGCAATTGAGCGGTAACACCGCTCTTTTCCTGAAGACGTACCTGGTTTAAACCCTGCTCTTTTGCCAATTCTTTAATCCGCAAATGTGCCATTGACTGACCTCCTTTTCTTTATGATACCAGTTTATCACGATATCGTAAATTTGTCAATATTGACCCCTAAAACCCTTGCAATATTAACGATATCGTGTTATTATTAATTATACGATAAACGTAAGTCGTTAATAAATTTAAGGAGTTACCCGAAATGACACAAGTATCCACCAAAGCCGCCGAAGTCTACGAAGCCAAGATCGCCGCCGCCGTTTCCACCGTCAAAGAAATCCGCGCAGGCGTGTACAGCGTTCCATCTAGCCGCAAGAGCATACAGCCCCACATCGTTACAACCATCGATGGTTCTGCAAACTTCTGCACATGCGAGTCTTTCCAATTCAACGGTTGGGAGCGTTATGGACACAAGTGTTACCATGCGCAAGCAACAGAGCGCTACATCGCTACTCAGCAAGCCGTCGCCGCGGCAGAGCAAATTCTTGCAGAAGAGATTTGCAACGACCAGGAGCAAGAGCTTGGAGAGCTTTCCCTCATTGCTGGCTACGTTGCTCAGGGCGTGAGCCGCTCAACAGCGGAAGCGATCGTCAGCGCGAAAGGCATCAAGAGCCATGGCAACGCGAAAGGCTATCAGCCCAAAGCGTTCTCACTTCTCTAATCGTTCAAAGCAGGGGCTCTAAATGAGCCCCTGGAAAGGTTGAAAGAGATGAACGTAAAGATAGAAGCACCAATCATTAGTGAAGACATTTGGGGCGACGAGTCAAAGCCTGAGAAGGCATGGTACACCGTCCGTTACTATAAGCCAAGCGGCTTTGGCATTCAGCGTGAATGGACAAATGTCTATGTTGCAACTGAGCAGGAAGCTAAGTGGTTCGCTCAAACAAGTTATGGTATTCCACAAGGCATGATGTGTTTGGTATACGCTTTCAAGCAAGATACGAGAATTTAATCAAGAGTAGTTCACATCTGGGGAGCTGGACCGGAAACTGGCTCCCCGAGAAAGGAATTTTTTCAATGAGCAGTAAAGATGAACTTTTCGATGGAGCCATTCATCGAAGTGTCCAGGCACAAATTTACAAAGAACAGCAGTATGCGCAATCTGGTAAGCGTGATGCGCGGCCATATGTTGAGCGCGATCAATGCATAGAGATTTCGCTAGAACAATACCGACAGCGCATGCACGCCTGGATTGAAAATGCGCCATACGAAGAAGAGAAATGTGCCAGACTTGCCTATCAAAAGGCGTTTGAAACAGAGATCAACAAGCCTCATCCTGATTATTGTCTCTGCGATGAATGTGCAGCGTTCCGCTATACCGTCACAGGCGAACCGGACTAGCCGAGAAATGATATGATATATGCAAGGAGAATGAGCATAATGAACTGTATCTATTGCCAGCGACGCGAAGCTACAGTGAATGACATCTTTTGTCATCCTTGCGCAGATGAACTAGGTCAAGAAGGTATGCAGAAGATGAAAAGCACCCTGATTGGTCAGGGTATGCTCGCGCATAAAGCATGGCGTGAACTTGTCCAGGTGATCAAGCGGGAACTGCTCAAATCACTTCACAGAACATAACGAGCCGACACGCGCAACGCCCCCTGCTCTGTCTTAGATGAACAGAGCAGGGGTATTTTATTGTAATTCTTGTACTGTTATGCTCCAATCGCCAGTAGCATCTATCTTCAAATAAATAGAGCCGCTCTGATGCTCTTCTGTTTCACCGGTTGATTGCCCATTTGCCTTACAAGATGAGTTGACCGCAACATCAATGATGCTTGCATGATTATCGTAAATAATAACCCCTAACTGGCCATCGACTGTATCGAACCCGATGCAGCTCCATTGGATCTTCCAGTCACCAGGTACGCTGAAGATTTCTGTTTGCTTGATGCCATTGCCTGAAAATGTATGGGTTGTTGTCCAGGTACCCCCAGATGAACTGACAGTAGTATCAGATGCGACGGTGGAAGTATCAGTGGTGGAAGTATCAGATGTGCTGGTAGGTGTAATGATCCTGTTCAATTCTGCAAGGCCAATAAAGATCACGAGCAGAAGACAGACAAGCCCGATAATGGCCCAAGCTGGTGTTTGTCGCTTTTTCGGTGGTGGTTGTTGCTGTGAATATTCTGGTGACTGTTGTTGCATAATACGTCATCTCCTTTACAAATTCCCTTATGCATTTGATACAACGAGCAACAACAGCATTGCTAACTGTCGAACTGTCGAAGAGATGAAAAAGTTCGACAGTTGGCAGTTGAGGCAAGAGAAAACCCCTGCGCTGAAAGGAGAAAGAACAAAGCAGGGGCAAGAGGGAGGGAAAAGAAATCAGAGATAGACCTACTGTCATGGGTGATGTACTTCTTTCCATAACTCATCGCACAACTGTGCCGCGCTATCAAGTTTGCACACACCTGCTTTGCTGTCAAAGTGGATATCACAAACCCACTCATGGCAGGTAGGGCATTGATGTTTTGCCGGTTGCTCACAATAAATGTTTTCTTCCTGCTCACAATCGAAGTCAACTACGATGTAACAACTGTGCAAGCTTCTCACCCTTTCATACGAAAAAATTCAGAATGTTTTTACTCTCTATTGGTTTATCTCCAGCCTCAATTGGCGGAGCTTCAACATGTCTTCTTTTGGAAGTCGAGCGCACTGTTCGCACGGTGAGGCATGATAGCCACTTAAGCCATTGTTGCCAAAGCCTGAATAGTCTTCAATCCAGATGTGTTGTTTGTAGTCAAAATGGATAGAGCAGGTCCATAACCCACAGAATTCACAGGTGTCATCTGCCTGGCATGGACAGCGTTTCCGTCTCTTGTTAGCAAAAATCGTGTGCATACATGTCCATCCCTCATCATGAGAGATTTCTACCAGGTGGATCGCATATTCTGTTTCTTTCTTTGGCACCTGGATCTCATAGAATGGTTTGTGGTCGCTCATTGGTTAAGCTCCAATCTGAACTGATACACTTTTTCACGCTCGGCAGGGGTTAGATCTCCGCATGTTTCACAGATTGACCTGTTATTGAACTTTTCGCTGATTGCATCATGTAGTAAGCAGACCTGTTTGTCGCAAACGGCGCAAGAGAAGTCAGCTTTTTCTAAACACAATTTCCCTGTATGCTCTACAATCTGCTGGCAAGCAATATCATGATCTTCATAAAACCATTCAACAGTAACCACGGCATAGCGTACCCCTGCTTTGATCTCTGTAAACGGTTGGCTCATTGTGTTGCTCCCTCCGGATTCAATCGTGTTACTGTACCGCTAAACTGGACTTTTGCAATTGCTCTGTTTCCAACTTGTTTGCGAGTGATAAAGTAACGAGGTGGATTTTCAAAATTTGGAACAATGTAATGCGTTTGATAAATTGAGCTTGCTCGTTGCTTTGCAATTTTAATAGCTTCGTCTACGGTATCAAAGTAACGCGCTTTGTTCATGCCATCGCCTCCATTTCATCGAATAAGGTTGCTTGTGTCTTTTGTTGCACCATGCGCTCGAGGTTCTTACGAGCAACTTCGAAGTAAGATTGTTTGAGTTCTACCCCAACGAACTTACGCCCATGCCGTAGTGCTTCGTAACCCTCGCTACCAATGCCTGCAAAAGGAGAGAAGATTGTTTCTCCTGGATTGCTCCAGAGCTTGATACACCGTTCAATCGTACCGAGCTGCAAAGGGCACACATGCCGTTCATCGTCAGCATCACGCGCCTCAACCACGTTCAATGTGTCGGACTCCTTGATGCCATACCAGACGGGATGGGCCCACTCGATCCATTCATCGTTGGTCATGTCAGGATGAACAGGAACGGTGTTCTCTCCGGGCCTGCGAAATACCAGGATATAATCAGCGAGTCCGGGGCGCATCCACGAGGCGTCTTTGCGGAGCTGCGCAAACAGTAACCCTTTCGCGTGTGTGCGGATCGCCTGCGCCTGTGGGTTCTTATCGATGGTTACTTCCCCGTGATACACCCAGCCACGATCTACAAACGCCTGTATCGTTTCACCGCGAAAGTCTTTCAAACCAATAAAACCATCGTTGATCAAGGTCGCCGCTATTTGCTGGACATGCACACAGCAATTCCGGCCCGGTTTTGTCACCCGGAGCAGATGATCGATGATATATGAAAAGTGCCGATAGAATTCATCGCGTGTACGGCTATTGCCCAAATCGCGCTCTGTTGGGCTATACACATACAGTTGCTGGAACGGCGGCGAAAAGATAGAAAGATCAACTGACTGATCAGGTATTTCTGCCATGCGTTCGCAACTATCACCCAACATCAGCGTGTAGTGGTCTGTTGTGATTGTTTGTGTCATATACTCCTGCTCCTGTTGTGACTTTTCAAGTTCCTCACGTTCAAATTTCTGAACATGCTCAATTAACTGCTTGCTCATCTGTTGCGCCTCTTGTTCTTTTCGCAGGACATTTTGATAGACTTCTTGTTCGATTTCTGAGAGGATAATGCTCACCTGAACCGGCTGTGTTTGCCCAAAACGATAACAGCGTCGAATACACTGATAATAATCTTCGAAGCTGTCCGAGAGACCGATAAAGGCCATGTTGTGACAGTGTTGAAAATTCATACCATACCCGGCGATTTTTGGCTTTGTCACCAAAACACGATACTTCCCTGTTTGAAATGCTTCGATTGCAGCAATTTTTTGGTCTGGACTGTCAGACCCAATAATCTCAATGCTGTCTGAAATACTCCCTGCAAGGGAAGCGCTTTCGTCATTGCGGCCACACCAAAGGATCCACTGTTCATCGTTTGAGGCGACCAGTTCAATAGCTTTCTGGACGCGTTCTGCTACCGTTCCCTTGCGCGCTTTTGAGCGATCTGTGATGCCTTTCAAGCCAGTAGCAAACAACTGATCTGCAGGTGTATAGCCTGTTTTGACAATCACCGGCTCAACCGACAATACAGGCAGAATATAGCCAGTATCGTCATAACCGATATCAGACGGCTTTTTGATGCTCATCGACCAGGATGCAAGCCAGCGATAAAATGCCTCGGTTGCATGGCCTTTCAATCGCCATCCGTTGCCAGCGCCACTATCCGAGTCATGTGTGAAAAAAGTTGCCAGCATATTTGGGCGCGTCATGACCCCTAAAAATTCTGCATGATTGGCGATCTCTGTGATATCGTTTGGAGCAGGTGTTGCCGTACAACACAACTTGAATGGAGTAGTACCAAACATCTCCATCAGTTTTGCTTTGATTTTTCCATCAAGCGATTTAAGTATTGATGATTCATCCAGGACGACAGTTCCAAAGTCAGATGGATCAAAATGATCAATCATCTCGTAGTTTGTGATATTGATACCGTCAATCAGATCAGAACCAGACCGCGTATAATGTGTCTGGATGCCAATTTTTTTCGCCTCATTCACCGTTTGGCGCGCAACTGACAAGGGCGCGATAATCAAACTTCGAACGTTTGAGAGGCGCGCAAACTCCAACTGACAAAAAGTTTTTCCCAGCCCTGTATCAGCAAAAATAGCGGCGCGGCCTTTTTGAAGCGCCCACTGCACGATGACTTTTTGCCAATCGAACAACATCGGATGTATCGCTGACAGGTCAACAGCACGGCCTGATGTTTGGGATTGCAACCGTTTGGATTGGAGGAATGTGTGATAGTCCATATTATGCCCCCACACGTTTTTCGCGCCATTCGGCAAATTTGCCGTAGACACTATCCAACAAATCACTCGCTTCACCTTTCGTGACTGTCACTGGATCATATTTGAGGTTGAATCTGGCCTGATACTTTGCCAGCTTTTCTAGTTGTACCTCGGTTGCCGAGTCGTTGCGCCAGGGTAACGTTCTATCTACCAGTTTATAGCCATTTGGTTGACTGAGGAGAATACGCGCTTTCTTTTCAGCTTGAGCTTGAGCCCAATCGAGTGGCAAGTAGTCAGACCAGACCTGTGCTTGAGAACCAGGAAACAATTTAGCCAAAACACGATAATTGCCTGATCCGCTCTCATCTGGCGTAAGTGCAATACGATCTCCACTATCAAGCTCCAACACAAATTTACCATCGGGTTTCGCCTGCCAGGTCAGTTTGGCCAGCAGGTTCAGTTCAACGTCTTTGTTGCGCTGCTCTTTTAGCTTGCGCACAACCGAGCTCTCTGTTTTGTTGCCGATCTCTTCTTTTTCACGCTCAAGCGCTTCAAGTAAACTTTCTTCTGGATTAAGCTTTTTCCCAAGTACTTTACTCAGGCTCATTGGCTCAAGCCGGTGCTTGAAACAGTTATCAGTGATGTCCAGGATGATACAGTCTTTTTTGCCGGGCGCTAATCTTAGCCCGCGACCAATGGCCTGGATAAAAAGCGCTCTGGACTGTGTTGGGCGTGCCATGATAATACAATCGCACAAAGGTTCGTCCCAACCCTCTGAAAGCACATTGACGGTCGTCAGGACGCGGATA